CAATGAGATATCATATGCAAGAGGACTAAAGACAATCTCTGTTGAGAATGAGGCTGGAAGGTTTATCCAACCAACAGTAAGTGCAGCGTCAGTATTCCTTGGAGACTTTGTTCCAGATAAGAGTGGCGTAGTTAAAATTAATTACAAGAACCCAAACAAACTATCTTATAACATATCTACTTTTACCTACGGTATAGCATACAAAGAAAAGAACTCAAAGAATGATTCAGTTAAAAAGTTCTTTAACTTCATGCTTGACACTTGTGGGAAGAAGGCTGAAGACCTTGGCTACTCTCCAATCAGAAGTGCTATGCTCAAGTTTTCAAAGGCAAGGGTAGCAGAAATAAGTTCAAAACCATAGGATAATATATAACATTCCGCTAATATGGTATAATTTAGTTAACGAAAGGCTATACAAAATGGATCAAGGAAAATTAGCAGACAAAGAAAATAGTGTAACGTCAAGCAGAAAAGGCAATAAGTTTAGGTATGAAAGCCCTTTTCCAGGAATGCATATCTATAGCGATGTTTGGCCAGATTCAATGGATTTCTTTAGAAAAATTGAAGAAGATACATTTTGGGAAAAGGCTGGAAGTAATGGAGTTAAGTGGCAAAGAGAAGACTATCTTGATGCTGAGGTAGGTAAAAAGGCATATACCTGTTGGGTATGGCATGATCAAGATGTTCAAGATAACCTTGAAGAGGTTATAGACTCTTACCTTTGGCATTGGGACCTTGATCCACACAGTCGTGAGTCTTTAAGAATTACAAAGTATTCTCCAACTGGTGAGTTTTTTGGTATGCACCCTGATGATTCTTTTGCTACCCCTCGCACTACTGCATTAGTCTATTATCCAAATGATGATTACGAAGGTGGAGAACTTGAGTTCTTGCATTTTGATGTAAAGATAAAGCCAAAGGCTGGGCAACTATTTTTGTTCCCTGCTGCATATAGTTATGAACATAAGATTCACCCAGTTACTGGTGGCAACCATAGATATACACTCGTTACCTTTTTTAATCAGGCAACAGAAAAAGAAAGACAAACAAGAAACAGAATGATAAGCAAAAACAAATTTTATACTGCAAACCTTAAATATGTTCTTTCTCCAGAGTTTGGTGGACTTGGAGAAGACTAAAAAGAGGGCAGAAATTAATCTGCCCCCTAAATAGTTTTATTACTTCTTTGCTGCTGACTTCTTTACAGGAGCCTTCTTTTTTGCTGGCTGGCTTGCCAACTTCTTAAGTTCTGAATCTACAACATCTGCAACCAAACCAAATGCTGGATCATTTTTTCTAACTGCTCTTAGTGCTGGTCCTGCTACTGCAATTAAACCTGCGACTAGCATTGACTTTATGTCAACGTTATTTCCAGATGCGTAATATGTAGCGCCTGCTGCAACAACAAATGCTCTTGCATAAGACTCTAGCATTGCTTTCATTTTTTCATTCATTTTATTCCTCCTAGGATATGAATTTTGTTAGTACTGTAAAACCAATCCATAAACCAATAATTCCTGCGACTCCCGCAAAAACTGGTGGTGCTGGTACTGGCAATTTGAATGCAGCAAATACTACGCCACACCCAAAACCTGTTAGTATTGATAGGACAACATCTTTCACTGGTATTCCTTTTCTGTTAACTCTTTATAATGGTTTAAGCATACATCAACAATCTTAGTTGATGCTCCGTATATTTTTTCTGCTTCAAGTTCACAACCCAAAACATGGCAAGAATAGAAAGCATCATATGCCAGATCTTCGTATGACTTAAATCTTATCATGTATCTATTTTACCATAGTCTTCTGGTATTAGAGCCTTTATCTTTTTGTACCCAACGACAAGCCTGTCGGTTGCCTCTTCAGAAATAATTGGAGGCTTATATGATTCAAGATATTCTATGTCTGGACCTACAATAGTAATAAAACTACTAATCTCTTCTTGAACAGATTCGATATAAGCATAAGCCCAGTCTCTTGAATCTGAAACAAATTTTAAAAATCCATCACTCTCTTCTATTTTTTCAGCCTCTTGTGAAACTTTTTTTTCTAAAACAATATTGTAGTTAATAAAAGATTTCAGCAACTCTTCATTAAGTTTCATGTTAGCAAATCTTAAAGTTATATTATTAAGCATTAAAGAAAAAAATGCTACTGATACAATTGAAAAAATTATAAATTTTAACATTATTTCATTACCTCTCTGACCAATAAAACAATTGCTCCGTTGTCTTCAAGTGCTTTCTTAACTTTAACCATGTACTCTACTGCTGTTCTTTTATCTGCGTCAGGCAGTCTAAAGAATTCAACTTCGTCTGCCTGAACAGCAATGTAGTGTTCATGGTCAACAATTTTTAATTTAAAATCAATTGGGCATGTAACAGATCTAAATGCACGTTTCATTTCATTTGTATACATTATTCTTTAACTCCAAAATTTCCCCACTTAGAATATCTTATCACACGATACTCTTCAATATCTGGGAGTATTGTTAGATGGTCCCAGGAATGTTTTGGAAGAGCCTTTGCTTTATCAATTGCTTCTTCTTTTGTTCTTGCTGCAACATCTACAGAGTACTCATCAATACACTGTGCCGTTACAGTAAATATTTTTTCTCCTTCAGATAAAATAATATTTTTCTTAGAGAAACCAAATAAGTATTCTTTTGTAAGTCCTTTATGATTGCTTAAGATTCTATGATTTCTATCATTTGGAAATATAATAAAGTCTCCTGGGAAAATATCAACTGGACCATTAGAAAAATCTACCATGGCTTTTGATCCGTCTGGCCCATAGTAAACAACACATTTAACATTACTGTCTGGATTATCAGATGAGGTTTGTGCCAGTGTCAAACTGTTAGGGTTTGCATATTTAGCATTTGCTGATCCAAAGATAATACCTCCATGCACTAAGAATAGCATCTCTACATCTTCTGGATTCATGTTGTCTAAGTCATACCCGTGCTTGCTTGGCAAGACGCCAACACAGTGTATTACTGGATCATTGCTTAGTTTGTTGTTAGTTGAGTCCATAATTCTCCCCAATTCTTTTTATCTTTGTGATTGTTAAACTCCCTGGATATTTTGCCTTCATCAAGGAAAACACCGCCCCACACTCCATACTCTTTGCCACCAATTCCAGCAGCAAAGCACTCTCTTTTGACTGGGCATGCAAGGCATACCTTGTCTACGGCAGGCCTTAATACAACATCTTCCTCATATTTATCAAAGAATATATTAGTATCATAATCAAGACATGCAGCATCGTCTTTCCAATAGAACTTTGGCATAATCTACCTCACATACTTGTCAGGTATATCCCATCCATTTTCTGAAACGCTAAAGACTTTTTTAAGATTCCACTTACCATTTTGATAAGCGCCATACTTTGATGTTGCTCCTTTTTCTGATGGATATAGTTCAACTACATTCCATCCATCCCAAGACAAAACCTTGTTTTTATTTACAAGATCTTCCATTTCTTCTAATGATTTGATATTCATTTCTTGCTCCATCCTTTAGGACATGCAGGACTATATCCGTATATAGTTCTCTGATACTTTGCTTTAGTACATACAATCTTAACACGTTTCTGTGCAGATTGCAATACTGGCTTTGGGTTTATTACTTCTGTTGCAACGACTTCTTGCTTTACTACTGGAATAGGTGTTGGAGTTGGTGTTGCAACAACTACTGGTTTTTGTTCAAACAATATTCTTTGAGATAAATATTTTTCTGCATCACTAAAAATATTTTGATGCCCAGCAATTGTATAATATGTCGCACCTACAACACTGAGTTCAAATGGATCTGTCCATCTTGGTGAAGAAGGTTCTACATTACCTGCTACTGGACCTTGTGCAGCCCCTGCAGCCCCTACATAGACCCACTCTGTGCCAATCTTAATCCATAGTGGAGACCCAGAGTCTCCGCCACCATGAAAGACTCCTCTTGGTAGAACTGTTTGAACAAGTCCATAGGGATTATCTTTTGACCATTGCTCTACCTTTTTACCTGCACAACAAAAATTAGTTCTTGTTACCGCTTCTGACTTAGTTGGCTTGCCGTCTTGTCCAATCCCACTCTTTGCATTTTGCCAGTCTTGCTCACTTTTAAGACCATACCCAATAGCAAGAACAGAAGTTGAAATGTTTTTCATTAACAAGATTTCTTCTTTAGTTGCATATCTAAATGTTTTATTACTTAGTTCTTTATCTAAAATTAATATTGCTACATCACTCATTCCAGCATTACAGTCCGTGCCTTCGCACATAGAGTCTGTATAGGTTTCTGGAACATACTGAGCAAGAACCTTTGCCTTATTTGAAGTTCCACCCTTTGGAATATCTACGCCAGGAGCAGAGACATATAGTTCTGATGTAATTGGCAATTCACCATTCAAATGTTTTTCTTTTGAGAAAACTCCACCATCAATTCTTATTACGCAGTGGCCAGCAGTTGCAACAATTCTTGGTGCAATCAAAGCCCCAGAGCAATGTCTCTGTGAGTTTTGACCAAATATGATCCCTACAACTCTTTCATCTCCCAATGCGTCCTGACCATTTTGCATGGCGTAAGCATTTGTGGATACAGTAAACGAAAATACAACAAGCAATGCTACAATAATTTTTTTCATATCTACCTTAATTAATAACTGAATAAGTCAGACTCAATATTTTTGAGTTTTGCTGTTTTTAAAAGTGTTGGTGCAGGTTCAGATCCTGAAGAAAGAAAAGCACAATAGTCTACTTGCTCTATGTTTTCTTCTATCCAGGATGGGGCAACTTTAAAAAATTTGATCTTTCTTTTTCTTGCCTTCATTCCACGCTCTGATAGGTTTACAAACTCAGACACCATGTCATTTACTTTTCCTGGGCCAGCAGAGTATATATAAAATTCTCTATCAGTTTCAGATAGATTAGACATAGCAACACCCATTGACCGCAAGAATACCTGATAGTCATGAAACGTATTAGTTCCTTGGACCGCCACTATCATCTGTTTTCCCATCTCTAAGTTTGTCCATTATGAACAACATCTTATCTAATTGTACCTTACTCATACTCATCGTGTCAACTATCTTTGCAGACTCACGATCTATGTTTGCCCCGTCTATATCAGCAACATAAAAAGCGCCATCTCTAATAAAATAAGCCTTGTTTTCTAATATGATTACTTTTATATTTGTTCTTTCTTCATGAATACTGGACTGAGTAGGCTTTCTTTTTTTAAAAATATCATGTGCTGGAAGAAGTGGTTTTACTATTGAATAGATATGTGATTGACTATATCTAAAAGGATTACTTCTCTTACCAACATGTCTATCTTTAACCATCTGAGTAGTTAAAAACATGAGGATAAATGTAGTAATTGATCCAATAAAATATTCCACTATTCTCCCAAATTATTCTTTATCTAAGGCAAAGATTCTTATTAATTCTTTTAATGTGTACTGTCTATCTTTACTTAACTTTGCAATAGCATTTTGATCTAAGGCTTTTTGAGTTAGTCTTATAATAGGATTTTTTTCTGTAACATCCATCTCCAAAAAACCTTCTTCCCAAAGAGCCATAGTCTCTTGTGAAAAATATGTAGAAATTTCTGTGTGTAGTTCTGGACTAACATCAATAAGTTTCTCTGTAAAATTATACAGAGGCTCTCCAGTTTCCATATCTATACCAGCAACCTCTAAGGCTCCATTTAGAATTAGTTGCTCAATAGCATCATCTTCATCTTTAAAGTTCACGCTCTAAGTCTCCAAGTCATTCGTGTTGGCCCTTGATCTATAAGTTTAAACATATGATGTTCATACTGATCTTTTAATTGTTCATATACACCAGGACTTACCTCTTTTAACTTATCGGTTATTGTGTACAACATTTCTCCAGTTTGCTCATCTATGCCCTGAAATTCTACGGCACCTTGAAGAAGCAAATGCTCAAGCATTGCATCTGTTTGTAAACTCATTATTTTCCTGACTTGGCTCTTGCCTTAGCAAGTGCCTTAAAGTCCTTAACCTTGGTATCTCCAAGGTATCCCCATGCATAACCATCATTAATCATCATATCGTTAAGAGATACTGTGTTTCCATCTACATATACCCAGCCTAAAATACGACCATACTTTTCAGATGAGTCCATCTTCTCAGTCTTGATCACAACAGACTTAGCATCCTTTAAAGACTTCTTTAGGTACTCCTTGGCTTCAAGTCCAAGAGCCTTCTCTGCAAGATCCTTTGTGCGAGACTCAGGGGTATCAATACCAGCCAATCTAACACGGGATGCAAACAAGATATCAAACCCTAAATCAATAAGAACGTCAATGGTATCTCCATCTACTACGTTCTCTACTTTTCTTACATAGTATTCATACATTATTTTCTCCCCCATTTAACTTTATTCCAACCACGCTCATGGAAGTAATAAAGGATTGTCTTTGTAAATACCTCGAAACTTGCGATTGCACCAGCCGTAACTGGCTCTTTGGTTATTGCCCAAGATATTACAAAAGTGTCTGCCGTGCCTATTATACGCCAAGTGATTGCTTTTAATGCTGATCTTTGTTTGGTTACATTCATGATGGCCACTCAATGTTACTTGGCTTAGTAATGAAGTTCCAGACTTTAGATGCCCATCTCTTTACGTTTTTGCGTAGCCGATATAGCATGAATGTCTGCCCCCAAATCTACTTGTTCAATCTTATAACCTACATCACGACCATAAACAATGTTAGTAATGTTAGGTACCTTAATTACATTTGCTGTTGGCATATCTTTCTGAATAAAATTTCGAACCTGCTCAAAGTGTAAAGGATCTTTTTCAGTCATTCCAACTGTATGTCGAACTCCTATTACAACCTGTGTATTTCTCTTTGCTGCCTCATCAAAAAGAGCACGATGGCCTTCATGCCATGGTTGGTAGCGACCAAGAAGAAGAACGGTGTTTTCTTTCCAATCAAACATCCCAAACTTTCTGATAACTGTTATTGCTCGTGTTGCAATAGCATCTTCGTGATCATCTCCAGTTACAACAATTCTATGGTCATAATGCTCTGGATCTTCCCAAAGTTTATTGGTGTCATCAAAGCGACCCTCTTTAATTGTGTCTACCCAAACAACTACATCTGCTTCTCCAAATGCCTTGCGTGTTTCCTCTGTTGGACAAACAAAGTCTACAAGAACTGGCTTGTCCTGAATTTGCTCAAGAAGTCTTGCAAGTTCTCCCATGCGTCGTGCTTGTTCTACTCTGTCTTCTGGACTAAAGCCAAGATCTTTATTTAATCCAGCACGAACCTGATCTGCGTTGATATGAATTGCGTTGGTTCTGTCTCTGACAGCGTCTGCAATCGTTGTCTTGCCAGAGCCTGGAAGACCAAGGAATTGTATAATCATTTGTTACTCTTTTCTATTGTTTGGTTTGGAACTATGTCAAAAATAAGATGAATTCTATCTTGTGAACCATTGTTCTCTACAGAATGAACCTTTGCATTATTAATTTCCCAACACTCTCCTTCTTGCATTCTAACGGTTTCTCCATTTACGGTAAACTCTGTAAGACCATCAGAAGATATAGGCAAGTGGTGTCTTCTTGAGTTTAGCAAGTAGTAGCCACTATCTGAATGCTTTGGTATTGATTTTCCATTAGGAAGTTTTACAAGTAGTGCTTGTCCAACTGTTCCATTATGTATTTTTTGAAAATCAAAAATTATTGGATCTATAAGAGTCTTTAACTCTGTATCATCTAAAACCTCAGAAACCTGATATGGTGTTTGACCATCCCAGCCTAAATCGGTTTTGTACAAGAATATAGACTTTGTTTCTTTGTGTGTTGAAAACCTTTGTCTTGAAGTATCTGCATCCCATTCAGAAGAATATCTAGTAATATAGTTTTTGATTTGAGATATGTCGTATTTTTTGTGCAGCAAAAGATTAAATGTTTCAGAAACTTTATTCATTTGCTCTCCAGACTTTACTCTAGTTTTGATCGTTCGTCTAATATAGTTATTGCAAATTCCATCATTTTTTTGTAGCCGACAGAATTATCCATAATCTTATTATAATGATGTCCGCAAAACATTAAATCGCCTAGTAGGCCAGTGACTTGTACAAGGGCCTCAGCATTACACCTATCGCATCTATCAAGAGGAGATAAAGTCCACTGCTTTGCTTCTACTACTTCATCAATCATCGTATTCATATTATACCCTTCGATTATCAGTGGAATAAAATCCACTACCGTTAAAAACTGCTCCTACATTAGAGTATACACGAGTTAGATCAGTATTGCAAGTATCACACTTGTAACCTGGGTCGTCCTCTGAAATTGATCGCTGTTTAATAAAGTTATCATTGCAAGTACTGCAATTATATTCATAAATAGCCATAGATTATTTCTTCTTTTTTGCTTTTACTGTCCAGATTGGTGCATTGAGATTATCTCCACCCCATTCATAACCTAAAGCCTTTACAACAAATCTAATAATTTTGATACGCATTATTTTACCTTACTTCCAAACTTAGCCCAAACTCTTTCATGTAAGAAGTATCCAAGTGCTTCCCAGCCAATATAAATAAGAGCGCCAAGACTTGCATACTCCCATTCACCAGTAAATAAATATATTACTCCAGCAACTCCAACAAGGTGAAATGTTTCCCAACTTGCTGTCTTTAGTAGCGTTCTCTTTGTTGACTCCATTTACTTTGCCTTCTTAACTGCTGGCTTCTTTGCAGGAGCCTTCTTAGCAACTGGTGCTGGGGATTCAGGTGTTACAGATGCTGCGATCTTATTTAGTAGTGGAGCATTTTCTTCACCAGCATAAACTGGTCTACCCCAACCAACTACAGCATTAATTAACTTCTTCTTATTATTTTTTACATAACCACGAGTCTTCTCAACGCACATTCCACCATTGCGCTGATCTCCCTTTGCAGTTCCTGAAGTGTTTCCTTCAATAACTTGGATTGTTCCATCACCATTATTCTTAATGCAAAGACCAACATGTGAAATACGATTTACACCATCATCTGGGAAATCAAAATAAATCCAGTCTCCTGCTTGTGGATCATCATTACGGGCGTCTGACCAACGACCTTCCTTTTTAAACTGATCTGATGCTGCTACTGTTGATGCAGACTTTGGAAACTTTGCTACGCCTGCAGTATGTGCACACCAAGAAACGAACGATTGGCACCATGGTTGGAAATTAACCTTCATCCATGCACCATACTTTGTTTCATTATCCTTTGGGCCTTCAATTGTGCCCACTTCTTTCTTTGCAACTTCAATGATTGCTTCTAAACTACCTTTTACTGCCATGTTTGCCTCCTTTAAGGACATATCTATTATACCAGTTTACCTACATATTGTAAAGTTATACTCTTTTTCCCATTTAATAATATCATTTTCATCATTTAAAAGTGGCTGTCCTTTTATATTTAAACTTGTGTTTAATAATATAGGTACTCCAGTTTTTAGATAAAATTTATTTAATACCCTATATAGGCCTGGATGTTCTTCTCTTGTAACTGTCTGGACTCTTGATGTACCATCTGCATGTACCACAGAAGGGATCTTGTCAGGCTGTAAGCATTTAACCGTATACTGCATGTAAGGGCTTTCAAAGTCCATATCAAACCATTTAGAGGCATGCTCTGCCATAACCACTGGAGCAAATGGTCTAAACAGTTCTCTCTGTTTAATTAGATTAACTTTATCTTTAATTAACGGATCTCTTGGATCAGCAAGTATACTTCTATTTCCTAACGCTCTTGGGCCATACTCTGCTCTGCCTGATGCTACTGCTACGATTCCATCTTTTAATATACCGTCCACAATTTGCTGAACAGGATACTCTCCTCCAAGATCGTAGCCAAGATAAGGAGTCTTCCAATCAAGATGCTTTCCGTATAGGGCTGCTGCTGCACCCAAAGAACTACCAGCATCTCCAGGGTTAGGCATGATCCAAATCATATCAAAAATATTCCAGAGCAGTGTATTTGCGGATGAGTTTAGAGCACATCCACCCATGAATACCAAATTATTTTTGCCAGTTAAACTTTTTGCCATACGCATGAATTGATTTAGCCTTTGCTCGTATACCATTTGTACTGCTGCTGCTATATCAAATTTATCTTGTTCTGAAATCCATCCCCAATCAGTAATTCCTTTATGAAAATTATATTTTTGTTTATCATAACTTGGAAAATATTCGTCTACTTTTTTATAATACTTTTGCCAGTCTCCATAGGCAGCCATACCCATCATAATATATTCTTCTTGGTTTGGCATTAAGCCTATTAGTTGTGTGAATGCTGAATAAAATAGTCCAAAACTTATTGGATAGTTTTGTTTATACTTTAGTTTAATCTTGTCGCCTTCACCAACCCAAATTGTTGAGGTATTAAATTCTCCAATTGCATCTAAAACAACAATGCAGGAATCATTGAATGCGCTTGTATAGTAGCCAGCAGATGCGTGGGAGTAGTGATGTCCAAAGTTTTTTCTTGGCAAATCTCCAAGTTCTGTAGATTCAAACCAAGGTTTCCCTCCACCAAATCCACCCTTAGTCTTTACTCTAAGTTTCTTAAGTAAAGGCTTTTCATAGTATGCAACTTGGTCTGGGTATCCATATTGTAATGCGTCTTTAATTAGTTCTTTATTGGTAAACCAGTCGTTTTTTTGTTTGCTATATCTTTCTGAATGCCCTGCAAAAAGTATTCTTCCATCCTGTATCAAAGAAACAGATGCATCGTGAGTAGTCTCGTTTACTCCTAAGATTATCATTCTTTTCCAAACAGTTCTATGTACCAAGAGTACATCTTATTTGCGTAATATCTTTGTACTGCATGACCAGCATGTTTTTGATCTCTAGCCTGATTCTCATATTTAGATTTTGGTAAATTGATCATTTTTTCTTCTGACTTGTAAAACATTTTTTCAGATAATTCTGTGTCAGATCTAAACTTTTTAAAGTCAAGCATTCTATAAAACGCATCTTCTGGACCCCAAGTGTTCCAAATTAATTCTATGTTGTTGGATATACAAAAAATTTCAAGCATTCTAAGAACTGAAACAGCCCTTAAAATTGATGCCTCTGCAGACATAACTTGCTCAACCTTTCCAGAGCCAAGTTCTTCCTTAGTTACTGTTCTCATATTAACATGATCAATAAAATTAACATCATTAATTTCTTTTGCTCCAGGATACTCTAGCAATCCGTACCCAATTTGACGATCAATATCTGGTGCCAGCAAATATATTATATTTGGATTTCCAAAGGTATAACAATATTTAAAAATATTATTAACTATTTTTTCTATTGAGCCTCCAGTAAAAGACAATGCTTGATACGGTCCAAGGTTTATATCTGGATGGTTGGATTTCATTAAATCATAAGTAATTGCTGGCCAAGTTTCCTCGAAGGGAAGTCCTAGTCCAAATGTTTCAGAGCATCCAGCAAATAAGACATTAGTTTTGTCTTTATCTATTCTTTTAAACTCATCAGATCTATGTCCAAAAGAATTGCTAACATATGAAATTCTTTTATCTTCAGTAACGGAACTATTCATTTTTGGACTATCGTCTAAAATAAACAATAATGGATCTTGCTTGTATGATTCCAACATTGCAACAGCGCAAGATTCAATATTGTAGGTCATTGCATTCAAAGAAATAATCCTAAGATCGATCTTGTCTAGACCAAATCTGTCATAATAATATTCTTTGTCGCTATACTTAAAAAACCTACCAGTCATAGACTACTCTCTTCCGTCAGAAAGTATTGGCTTCTCCATGTTGTGATACCAGTGTGGCAGTGAGTATCTTGTTCCAGATGTTATTTCTTTTACTTCATGAACATACAAGAAGTTTGATGGGAAAAACACAATGCTACCTGGATCTGGCTCAAGAATAATGTCTGAGTTTTGAAACTCAATCTCTCCACCTTCATAGTCATCATTAAAATATGATACTACTGATAAGACACGGCTACTAATTCCATGATCTTGATGTGCTGGAAGAAATCCGCCAGACTCATATCTTAGCATATTTACACCAAACTCTCTTGACTTTATATTTGCATGAGCAAATGGGTACAGTTCTTTTGCGTAATGGTCGTATGCAATTTCAAGAGGATCGTAGATTCTTTTTGATAAATCAGACAACTCTTTGTAGTAATAGTCTTGTTCTGTTACAGTTCCAGGCTTTGGAATAAACTTTTGCCAACAAAATGTTTCCATAGTCCCAGCACTTTCGTTCTGCCATGGCATCCAGTCTGTTTGAACTGTAAATGCATCTCCATGCTCTTTATTAATAAATCTTTCATGCATAGACTTAATATCATCAATAATTAACTGAGGATTTTTTATTATGTTTGTGTAGTAAACTAGCCCAAGGTCAGCAATTTCAAAATCAAACGGAAGTGAGTTCATGGAACTGAGCCTCCCATCTTAAGTTAGACTTTGGAACATCGATAAAGTCTGGATCAACATGTCCTGGCAAACTTGTATGCATATATAATGCAGTATATCTGTCACCCCTTGTTACTGTTGTTATTCCATGAATGTATTCGCTTCCAGCCCCTGGAAAAAATACGGCAGAGTATTGCTTTGGTTGATATACAAAGTTTTGATTTGGAAAATAAATCATTCCACCATCGTACTCAGATTCATGGTTTAAATACATGATTGTGCTCCACTCAATAAATGGTTCAGGATCTTGAGCATCTATGTGTAGCCCACCCTTTGTTCCTTCTGTCCAATGCGAACCAAATCCTTTAAAAACATAAATTGGATTTACAAAACCATTTAATTCTTTGTGAACATTGTTTGCTTTGTGTCCGTACTTTACCATTATGTCCATTACTGTTGGGTTATATGGCAAAGATGTTCCGCCATATCTTTCCTTGTAGTACTCTGGGTATGGAAGTTTGATACCATTTGGATCTTGCTGCTCACGTATCAGTGTTGCTGCATCCTCTGGGGATATAAAGTTTTCTATAATGTGTATTCTATGCATGTTTTCCTCCTTGTTAATTATACCACTAGCGAATAGACCTTGTTATTCCAATAAATCTCTCGCCTTGTACCGCTTGGAAGGCTAACTGATCATGGTTATAATTTGGGTCATTTTTTTCAAATGGCAACTCATATATTTTATCTATATCTAATCCGTGAAAATCTATAAAGTCTTTAATAGTTCTTTTATTATGGTTTGCTATATTGATAAGTTTTGAGTTGCCATGTTTAATTAATCTAATAAACTCATTATAGTTATGAATTAATGAGAATGGAGTGTATATTTTTTCAATCTGATTTTCTGATGCCAAAGAGTATAAATTTGAGCAATAAGAGTATATGTCTATTCCACTACAATACATAAGAATACTTACCGTTTCATTTTCTCCATGATATTTTAGATGTCTTGGATATTCAAACTGTTTTAACATTTCTGCTTTACCAAATGCAAAATCTCTATTAAATATATTAGAAATTTTTGGAGACATAGAGTGGTTAGATTCTATTTCAAAAGAAAAATTATCTTTTATCTTAAAATAATTATCCCCAATACCTGAAACAATTGCTTTTTTGTTATCTAAAAATCCTATCAACTCTGTATCCCAAGACTTTTTGACCATAGTACTATCACCAAGCAACAGAATGTAGTCAGATGCAGATGAGTGTATGGCATTAAGTTTCATATCGCATGGACTTTCATGAGAGTCCCAAATCACATGCCTATATCTAATATTTTTCCTATCTTCAAAAATATAATCTTTTGTCAAAGGACTCTGATCAATAACGGTAATAAAAATTTTATTGTCGGTATTTTCTATAAGGTTATCAATGACATCTTTTAATTGCTTTCCTTTATAAGAATAAATTATCGCTTCTATGTTAGTCATCTGAATACTCTTCTTTTGTATTGGTTTTAGAGCCAAACAATTTCTTTCTCCATGCTGTTTTTTTATAATATCCATACAGCATTGATCTTCTATTTTCTGCACGGAACTCATGCTTATCTAGTTCTTCTGGAGTTTCTATTACTTCAAGTTCCCAGTTATCTCTTTTAAATGGTATTATTTGAAATATTGGGGTTCCTTTTTTTATTGTGCCCCTAAAGTCTTTTTGTAGAAAGAAAGCGGTAAATACTGGAAGTCCCCAAATATCTGACTCAACGATACCTGACTGCGTATAAAAAGGTAGATCAAACCTGTTCATTGGGTGAGTAATTAGTACTGAATACCCTGGAGGAGTTTCATAATACCAGTTCATTCTCCATCCATAGTGCACAGGGTGGCAGTTATTTGGTATTGGCATATCGATGATTGGTCTTTTATCAACAAGCATTACATCCCCATCCCACCAAAGAATAGGTTTGCCAGTCTCTGGCTCAACGTCAACATGAAGGTCATCTTCTAAAACATATTGGTATCCCGCAGTTAAAGAATCTAAGAATGGCATACACATCTTAGTAGAAACCTGAGCGCCATCGGTGCCTATATGATTTACAGGATTTAGATGTTCGTCACTATTCCAATAGTCATGTCTTGATAAAGATTTATACCATTCTGGAACATGTTTTGCTGATGGTTCTGGTGGAGATAGCCTACCTTCATGATGCAAAAATGCTGGAGTAAAAGTAATTTTAAGCGGATCACTCACTTATAATCCTTTTTTGACCTCATCTTATTCTTGTATCCAAATTTAAATGTGCTACGTAAAAACATTCTTTGTTTGGTTATAAGTTTATTTGCAATTATTGGATCAACTAGTTCCATCTCATAGTCATCTCTTTTAAATGGAATTACCTGTACTAGTGGCATTCCTTGCTTTAAAACACCCTTAAAATCTTTTTCTACTAGGAATGAGAAGTGCCCGTCAACAATAAACTTATCACTATCAACTACTCCACTAATTGCTTGAAGTGGAGATGGGTCTCTATGTATTGGGTTAGTAACTAGTACGCTGTGACCTTCTTCTGTTTCTAATGCCCAGAATGGCATAATTCTAAATAGATCACGATGATATCTTGTTTCATCTATTGGATATGTGCTGTACTGCTCTCTTGAATGACTAGAGACAAGGTCATTTTTAATCATACTTAGTGGGTTTGGAATACTCCATGTTATCTTTGCTGGATTTGTTGCATCGACATAAATATCACAAGGAAGACTTAATATATATCCTGCTGTGATTGCATCAAATATTGGCATACATCTTTTTACGGTGCTTGTTGATGTTCCCTGTGGAAGTGCCATCTCTTCATTTATATCTGAAGGCATTTTTTTGTACCAGTCTGGCATACTTTTTGATGCTGGGATTGGCTCAGGGGTAAATGCTGGTGTTCTATCGTTGAATGGATAGAATTTAATTTTGCTCATAAAAGTTCCTAACTCTCTCTACTATTATACCATTAGCCCGAATAACCATGTTAAACATAGGAGACTGCCTTGGAATTTTCCCAAAACCATCTTTTATCATATGGCTTCCAGTATTTTTAAAGTGAAAGTTTACAAAAGGTGGTTCTATATACTGTGTCATTGGATCAATTCTTCTTGCTTCAAAAGATGTTGGATAGATGTAGAATGGAGAATTTTCTGCTTGCTCTATAGAAATGCTTGCATTCTCATCTATGATCCAAGGTATGTAGAATTTATAGGTCCCTGGAAAACATCCTTCTGGAAGAGAATCGCTTTCTTTAGCCTTATAATATTGTCTCATCCAAGGTCTATCAACATTATAAAACTCTTCTTCTTTTTGTTGCACAAGCATCTCAGCATGATTGCCTTGCTGCAAAACAATCTTCTCTTGATCAACAGAAATTAGTTTTGGTTTAATATAAAGGTTTTCTACATATCTATTGATTGGCTTCAAGATACTGTGCATATATTTTCCAGCAAGAACATTTTGATAATTTAACCATTTATCTGGAAGCCTTGAGTCTTTAGAAATATCAATAAATGATGGATCTATTGTCTCATACCAGACCTCGTAGTTAAAGCCTGACTTTGCATTCATTTCTGGCAAGTCTTTATTCATTTTATTCCTTTATTTTTAAAACATACATACACGGATCTCCGCCATCTTCCCACTCTTGTGCTTCTTCTTCAGTCATGTATGGATCACCTGTATGCGTATTACAAAATGGCTCTGTTACCCATCCTCTTTCTATGCCATTACTTAGCCAGATATTAAACTCTAGTCCATCATTATCATCTATCATTATTTATCCATTCTATAAAGAAGTCAGAGAACATAATGTTTGGAACAATACCTGGATGAGAGTTATCTGTTCCAATTCCAAATATATCTTGATGCTCAGAATAATCTGGGTCATCATATATTTTTTTAATTATTTCTTCTGGCTTAACTGTTTTGATTTTTTTAAATGTTTTTAGTCCTAGGGTTTCTCCAAAATTTCCAGTGTGGATATCCCAAGATGTAGAGTAAAGTTTTATTTTATGAGAAGCACAGTATGTTTCAAGAAGTGAATAGAACTGTTTAAATTTTACAAGTAATCTATATGCAATTTCTTTTGACTCTACTGTCAACTTCCAGTAGTCTTCGTCTCCATATTTTGCATGATTCTTAAGCATAAACATATCGTTATCGTAATCATACAAAGTTTCTCTTGTAAAGTCTGCAAAAGAAATACAAATGATGTTTGGATTTCCAAACTCAGCACAATATTTTATTATATTTGTAACAAGTATTTCAACGCTTGCACCCATAATTCCAAGACAATGAAAATCTCCTTTATTTTCAAAATCTAAAGAATTATACACTATCCTAGACCATCTAAACCTATCAGGAAGGCCTTGTCCAAAAGTTGCTGAGCATCCAGCAAAAAGAATATTTGTTTTATTTTGGTCTAAAACTTTAAAATCATCGCATCTATGTCCATAATTATTAGTCTTATATGAAACTCTTTTGTCAATATTTTCTTCTGGATATGAGAGTGTGCTGACTTCATTGTTTTCAAATAATGATTTATCTGCCTTGTCTATTTTATAAGACATTTGTGAATGAGCATACAGGTTTTCATTTGAAAGTATTTCTACAATCATTGGTCTTTCAGTCATGCTACATGCTCACTATGTCAACTGGTCCCATACATGATGGGTTAAACTTTATAGCAGCATTAACTGCTTGCATTACTCTGTTCCTTGCATTTTTCTGCTTATCTGTTGCGTACAGAACCCCATAAGCATACTCTGCGCCAGAACCCATGGCAAGGTATGGAAGTGTGTACTTAGATAAAGACATGTCAGCAGAACTGTGCTCATATATTTGTCCACGCACTGCAATAATCAAACCAAGATCTCCGTCTTTAGATGTGTCTACCCAAAACTCATTATAGAATTCACGAAGTTCTTTAACAAACCTTGTCTGCATAAACTTGTCTGTATCTTTAATATTTGGAGCAGTTGGCCTAAAGTTGTATCGGATTCTTTCTCCGTCCATTGCGCCAGCATACCCAATAAGGTATGGACCTATCTTCCAAACCTTTGGTGCTTCAAGTGCTAAAATAGTACCATCATCTGATGCTCCACGATCTCCAGCCATGTAAATCTTATCTTCATGGCGTACAACAGCAATACAAGTCATGGCTAAAGCCCTCTCCAGATAGGTGATACTCAAGTATACCATTGCCCAGAGAGGGCTGTCAACTACCGTCAATAATGACTAATTAGCCTTTTTATCTACCGTCTTAAACGCATCATTGATCTCTGCCAATGTGAGTTTTCCATCGTCCAAAAAAGCCCTTGCCAGTCTTTCAATGACTGTTGCTACACCTAATAGTCCTGCTAAGAATACTGCCTGCATAGTATCAATTCCTACTACTGCTCCTGCTCCTAGAACTGATAGACCAGATGCTGCAAATACTGCAAGAATTCTCATCAAGATATTTGTTATTGCTTTCTGTGGATGCTCTTTCTTTGGGGGTTCTACTATTTTTTTAGTTGCCATTTTATTTCTCCTTCCTTAGCGGGATTGTGATTAGCCAAATAATTGTTGTTGCCATTACAGCAATACCAACAATGTCTCTTGCTGATCCCGTCAAAGTTAGCCATGCGATAAAGAAGCCCAGGAGGGTGAATGCTTGTGCAATTAATTCCATACCTGCGTCTTTAAACCATTTAGTTAATCCCTTTAGCATTTTGCCTACCAGGTTTATGGCCTTATTGATTATTTTCATTTGTTCCTCCTTATCATTGCCCCTGCAATTTGTGATACGATGATCACTGGGACAATTACTTCTTGCGCTTTCTCTCTCTGATCATCTGTCATATCCATACCTAATTCAGAGAAATTAGATAGGAGTTCTACTGGATCAACTTCAAATACTGCTCCAAGTGGATCTGCTAAGAATGCTTCTGTTTGTACTTCTGTTACGGCATCTGCTAATGTAAATGGCATTGGGGTATCTCCTGCATCCCCTGCTCTTTCTGCAAACTCAACAAATGCTTCTGCAAGTTCTGGATTAGACTTCATCTGCTCAGCAATCTCTGCAACTTCTGAAGGCTTAATACCAAGATCTTCTGCAACCTCTTGCTTTGCTTCTTGCGTTAATGCTTTAAGTGTTTGACTAACCGCTGTGATTTGTTCAGCAGAAAGAACAACCAACTTATTATCCTTGCTTGTAAGGTTAGCAATAACTCCAGATAAATCTTCTTCTGTTCCAGTTCCCTTTTCAGGAACCAGGGCTGCTAATACCTCATCAGTAATTTCTACATCTGGTTCATTCCAAGGGTTCTCTTCTGGTTCTGGCTCTGGCCCAGGTTCTGGTGAAGGTTCTGGAGCAGGCTCTTCAGTTGTCTCTGGAATTGGTTCTGGAGAAGGCTCAGGGGTTGGGGGTTCCTCTGGGGTAGGCTCAGGTGTAGGCTCCTCTGTAGGGTCTACTGTAGGCTCTGGAGAAGGCTCTGGGGTTGGAGGCTCTTCTGCTGTAGGTTCTGGACTTGGTTCTGGTGTTGGTGGTTCCTCAGCAGTTGGTTCTGGGGAAGGCTCTGGGGTTGGTTCTGGGTCTGGACTAGCCTCTGGTGTTGGTTCAGGACTTGGCTCTGGGGTAGGCTGATTGTTTGCAGCGTTGGCTGCTGCCTGTGCAATAGCAGACTGAATTTCTCTTTGTAATTGTTCGTCATAGTAACGCCATGCGTTATCAATTGCGCTGTTAACATTACTAATTGCTTGATTGTATGCGCTGATTGCATTATTTTTATTTTGGAGTGCCGTTGCAACATTTAAAACTGAGTTGTTATACTCATTTGTTTTATTAGTTAGTGTTTGATTGTAACCATTTAATGTTGAAACTGCTTGATTATAAACATTTAGTTTGTCATTATATACATCTTGTGCTGAGTTCTTTGCAGCAAGAGCGTTGTTGTAGGCGTTTGTTTGTTCTTGGGTTGCTCCAGATCCATGAGAAAATGTATTAAGATTGCAACTAAAGTCTTGTCCCCATACTCTTGGGTTGCCAGCATAGTCACAACCTGCACTAGTCCACCCTCCAGGGATTCCCCAGCCAAGAAGGTAGGATCCAGGGCCTCCTCCGTTGTACCACCATATTTCTACATCAAAAACCTTATCACTTGTTACATCATATACTGGAGAGTAATCACTCCAAATTGTTCCTTGCTCTACCCAGTTATCAACAGCAAGTTGACCATCAATATACATTCTAAAACCATCATCTGTATAACCAGCAAAGTATGCTTGCGTAAACCATGATGGAACAGTTATCTGTCCAGTAAATTTAACTATAAAGTTTTCATATCTATTACCACAAACTGGGCGGGTCATATAGTTTCCATTTAGCGTTCCACTACATAAGAATTCATCTGTGGCTGCAAGTCCATTAACTCTAATTAGACTATAAACATCGTATGCCAAACCAGCAGAACCAGCACTGTCTAATGCTTGCTGAGCGTTTGAAAGATTAATGTTTGCTGCTCCAAGGGCATCGTAGGCATCATTTTTATTGTCTAAAGCAGTGGCTACTGTTACTGTTTGTCCGTCTACTGCTGATTGGGCTAAGTCTTTTTCTTCAAGTGCCGTGGCTTCTGCGTCAATGGCATCATCGTATAGGTCAGAGGTTTGAGACTGGACTGATTGTGCAGATACTGCAAGGTCATACTTGTCTTCTGCCTGTTCAATTAAGGATATGAATTCATCCTTGTATCCAAGGTCGTCGATGCTATCGTTAAGATCTTGTATTTCTTGTGCTGCAACTGTGAGGGGGTCATCAGAGTGGGCACCTTCTGGGGACATAAGAAGCCAGCCAAATGCTAATAGTGTGGCTGCTAGTATGCGTATTAGTCTTTTAATTTACCTTTCCCCCTTACAGACTGATGTCTGATAGGATGATTATACCATTTTATTGCACAAAAAAGGGGCTACCGTAATTGGTAACCCCTTTAATGTTGGACGAATTACTTAAGCAAAGCAACCTTTGCCTTTGGGTTCTTCTTGTTCCATTGAAGAGCCAACTTATTGAATGCAGCCTTTACAGACTTAAGTGCAGCAGCATTATCTGCTGTTAACTTAGCAATTGTTGCATCCTTAGCAAGAACAACTGCATCTGAAGCAGTCTTTGCATCGAGTGCAGCCTTATCTGAAACAGCCTTTGCATCAGCAAGTGCCTTAGCAGAAGCAGCCTTCTCTGCTGTAAGGGCAGCGTCTGAAGCAGTCTTTGCGTCAGCAAGTGCCTTATCTGAAGCAACCTTAGCAGCAGCAGCATCTGCAGCAGCCTTTACGACTGCAGCATCTGAAATTGCTTTAGCAGCAAGGGCTGCATCCTTAGCAGCAGTTTGTGCTGCAAGTTCTGATACTAGATCACGAACTGTGATTTCTGCAAACGGTGCAAGTGCACGAGCAGGAAGACCAACTACATCTGCAGTTGTTGCATCTGATGATGTTGTAGGTGAGAATGTGATTAGTGATCGTGTTCCAGTTGCTGGAAGTGTTGCAACAAACTTTGCAACTCCAAAATCTGAAAGTGTAGCACCAGTTGTTACTGTTGCTGTATCCATAACTGCTGTTGAAGCAAAAACTGTTGCAGTAATTGACTTAGCAGATACCTTGTTACCAAATGTATCTGTTGCAGTTACTGAGATGTCTTGCTTTGTACCAGCAGCACCTGTAGCAGGAGCGGATACTGTGAGAGTATTAATCTTACCAGCAGTTCCCTGTACATAGTATGTAAATGTAGTTCCCTGATTGGTAACTGTTACTGTTCCAATTGCTGTGGTCTTTGTATATACCCAGAATGTTGCAGTTGTTCCTGTACCAGTTGCAATTGTCAAGGTTGAAGAACCTGATGATGCTCCTACTGGTGCAGCAGATGTGTGTAGTGCAGACACGATTGTTGCGTTTGTTGCTACTACAGAAACAGTTGTTCCTGTGTCAACAGTTGCGACGAACTTAAGTGCGTCTGCAGCGTCAACTGTGTTGTCTGCAGGGACTGGTAATGCAGCAGGTGTTGCGATTGCTGAGGCAGTTGTGTTAGCCGTTCCAGCGAGATCGACAGCGACTGTCATTACAGCAGCGTTTGCAGGCGTTGCTACGATTGTGCCAATAGTCATGGCTGCAACCATGGCTAGGGCGATTTTCTTGAATGAATTCATTACTTATTTCTCCTTGTTTATAGTGTTTTTAGTCTGTCCAAATAATCTTTTATATCTTCTATTTGGCTAGGTTTATATTGTATCACGTTCTCAGGTAGAGTGTCAAACTGCTTAGGTCTATCCCTAAATGTATGAATATCTATCTCTGCATTATTATCTTTTGGGGTATGTGATATTGCCCCAAATATTGCTCCACACACAGCATCCGCCAAGTCCTTTGACTTTTTGCGTGGGTGGTCAACTCTATCATTTTTCATGATTTTTAACTGTGTCAATTCATCGAACAAAAGTTCGATTGCTGGCATGACTAATCTTTCCTCATACACAAGCATTGCCATATCCTCATAATGTTTTTTAGCAACAGAAACAGTATCAGTTCTCATTCCTACTTGCTTTAACTCATTTTGAATATCAAAAGATTGCCAACGGTCAAATGAAACCATTCCAATATCAAACCCAAGCCTTCTGAGGTTTTGGATCCACTGCTTTACCTCTGAGAGATTTACTGGGCCTTCAACCTTTGGCTCCCACCAAACAACAGCATCTACTATGACAATTGGAGCAACCTGTTCGTAATTATTGATAACTTGTATGTTTACCCATTTTTCTACATGAGCAATAGCAACAGCACACTTATCGTGTTTCTGTGCAAGGTCAGCATGTACATAATATTTCTTAGTTGGATCTGGCTTAAATGATTCATCAAACCTTTTAAATGTATCTATTGGGTTTCTTGATGTCATACAGGCTCTAACCTTTTCATGCTGTTTAAAGAATGCATCGGATGCAAATGTTGGAACACATGCAAAACGCATCATCGCATCTCCAAGGTCGGTATAAAAAGCAATCTTAAAATCATCAATCTTTCTTGTTGGGTTTACTTCCCATGTAGGTCTTTTTAGTGCGAAGACTCCTGGGTATTTGTATGAGATGATGTGGTCTTCATCCCAGGAAATTTCCAAAGAATTGTTTGGGTCATCATCTGGAAGATCTGGATTAAGAACAAACTTGTGAGTTCTTTCAATTGATTCTTTTTCAAGAATTACGTCATCATACTTTTCTGAAATAAAGTCACCTGGATATCTTGGAAATGAAAGCAAAACAACTTTGCCAAGGTCAGGAAAACGAGAGTCTACTGATCCACGGAAAGCCTTATAGATGTTGTCAGCAGTCTTTCCTTGTTCGTTTCCTGTTCCAACCTCAGATGCAAAGCCAGAAATCTCATCAAGAACGGCAAGAAGAAGGTTCAAGCCCTCATGAGATTCACGCTCTGAGTGACCAGAGTAAACGGTGATTGACTTATCAAACTCAATTGAGTCAGCCTTTGCATAAAACTTTCCTGCAAACCAGGGAGATTTTTCAATCTTTGTTTTAAAACCTTTAAAGAAAACATTCTTAGCCTGCTGTGCGTTAATAGCAACATTGATTAGGTCAATCGCATCTCCAGAAGGCTTACCAAAGTACTTTGCTGGGTCTTTAAGGCATAGAAGTTTGTATACGATATATGAGCATGCTACGGTTGATGTGAAGTCTTTTCCAGATCCCTTGCCAAGTTGCAGGATGATTTCATTCTTTGTATACTTGTCAAAGTATCTTGATCCTTCTTCTTCGCCCATAATCTCCATAAGATCTTCTTTACGATATATTTGACTCATTGCCTCGACAATGTCGTATTGAATATCAGAAAGTCCAGGTTGTCCAAGATACGCCTCGCCCTCAACAAATGTCTTAGCATCTACTGGCATCTCTTCAAAATGATTATCTTTTAGTACCTCAAGAAACTCATTGAACATCGTGGACAACTGTAATCACCTCATTGTCTTTTGCAAATGAAGATAGTCTACGCATAATCTCATCACGAACCTGTGGATACTCAGAAGCAATATCTTTTAATATTGAAACAAGAACTTCTTGACGGCGCTCAATCTCCATCATTTCTTCTGCTAACTCTTTATTCTCAAGAAGACCAGCCTTTTGTAGCATGTCTATACGCTTAGACTCAATGTCCATAACAAGTTTAATTGCTGCGGTCTTTGCACCAAGATTATTAGTCATTGATGCCTCATCAATAACCTCATATGTACGAGATACTAACTTACTATAGTGAGTATCTGCTGCTGCTAAGGCTTCTTTAGCACGGGCACGGATCGCATCATTTGCAGATGCCATAACTTTCCACTCATTAATAAGTGTAACAACTTTTGTTCTTGGTATGTCCAACTGCTTTGAAATTACTGTAGGATCATTTCCTTTTAGGTATTCTTCTACAACAAGATTGACTTGATCAAGGTGCTTAACTAAATCATCTTCAGTTGACATATTTTCCTTCTAACCTATTAATCTCATCTTTAATATAAAAGATTGCCTTTTCTAAATCCTGAATAGTTTTAGACTCATCTTTAAGTCCTGCTCTCCACAGATACTTAAATGCATTGCCAATATTAAAATTACGATGACGAGTTATTTCAATGCACTCAATACCAGATGGGTCTGACGTGTAGTGTAAAGGATTATTAACTTGATCAACTGTTATATTTAAATTGTCACTCATAAGATTCCTCTTCATCAAGTTCCCAATCAAATGATTCTGGAATTCCTTTTAGCGCAGCAAACGCAAAAGCAAAACCTACCATGCCTACTACGGCCATGGCTACCAACGTTTTCTCAAATTTACTCATCGCTTTGACTTCCTTAATCCAAATTTAGCAAGGTATACATAAATAGTTTCCACGCTCACTCCACACTCCTTAGCGATATCTTCTGGAGTTTTCTTGTCCATATGATATCTTTTCTTAAGCCATAGTTCACTTGTATATAGTTTAGCAGCCATAAGGTTATTTGTCAACCCCTATCGCTTTGTTCCAGTTTGATAACGCCCAATGGCCAATACCGCAAGCATCTGCTACATCGTTATCAGTAATAGTTCTATCATATATAGTATTAATATATCTTATTGTTCTCTGTTTTCTTAATTCTCTTTCGTGTGTTTTAAGCCATGACTCTGATTTCCCTGGATTTTGTGATTTAATTATTAATTTTTCCTCTTTGCTTATTTTTTTATTACCAATAAAATTCTGCCAAGTAATGGGAGCAACCTTGCCAATAACTTTTGTACCAACCTGACCAGCCGATCCAAGGATTGCTCCCTGAACTAAAGCAAGATCGGCAGCAGTTTTTGGGCTATTCATAAACACAGTGTGTTCAATTATAATTGCTTCAAAGCCACCATAGTAATCAAAAAAGGCTCTTACCTTTTGACCAGCATCCATAACCTTCTCGTATGTATCCTTACCCTGAAAATTAATCTTTCCAACAGCACCCAATGTTTTTTGTTGGGTATCAAACAAAGCAAAGGCAAGATTGTTTGTACTAGCATCAATAGCACATATTATCTTTGGCATAACCTCAAACCCCCATTTATTTTTCATCAAACATTGCCTTTATTTCTTTTAGTGTAAGATTAACTTCTTTTGGGCTGGCAATGCAAAAACTGCAAAGCGGGTCGTCATTATATATTGACAACTGTACTTGGCAGTTTGAGCAAAGTCTTACCTTGCCAATTCTTTTTTTACGCTTTGTGTAAACGTATCTTTGTGCAATGTTTTCTTTTGTTGCAGAGTTTCTACATTCTGCAGAACAATATATCTGATAAGATATTTTTGTTTCAAAGTTTACATCACACCATTTGCAATTCTTCACCAAGAACCTCCAAGGATTTGAGTTTTACAACCCCTGTCCCTGCAGACTCACATGCCTTTTTAATTGGGCATGACTTGCAAATTTTTGAATTAGATCGATAATTTTTTGTTGGCAAAGTTTGATTTTCCCAATTTTTTCTTACCTCTCTCATCCAATCAAATGCCTGGTCTACCCACCGACGGTAATGATCGTTTACTTCTACGGGCAAAATAAGAAGTTCATGATTGTTTTTATTTTCATAAATCAATACTCCCTTTGCCTTTTTAAAAATTTTCATATAAATTAACAACTGCATAAGGTGACCGCTCTTTGCCTTATTTTTTGTTTTTCTATACTCAAATCCTTCATTCATCATTGTCTTAATTTCACCAATGAGTTCTTCTCCTTGCCAGTCAAGCATCACATCGCCATATCCAAAGATAGGAGGATCATCATATCTAACCTTAAACTCTGTAGTATCTTCGCCTTCATCATCTTTATAGATTTTTGCAATTTTAGAATTCATCATTGCTGCCTGAATTCTTGCATGAGAAAGACTTCCAGCAGTCATATTTGCTGCGCTGTATGCATCTGCATTATCTTCAAACATTTGACCATCAAAAGCCAGATACCAGTACCTTGGACACTCTCCATGACCAAAAGCAATAGTTGATGGTGCAAACGTTTTCTTTGTTGTATGCTTATCAACTCTTTTTATAGTATAGCCTTCTTGAATTTTTTGAATCAACCCAGCAACATCCATAGGGTGGACTGGCTGCTCTTCTGGCTTTATCATAATCGTGTGCAATAAATTTTTTGTCATTGTTATTATTCTCGTTTCTGTTAATCTAAGTATAGCAGAAAATTACTTTGTTGTGTACTTTAATGCAGAAACAAGATTGTTAATTGCTTCGGCTGCGGTGTAGTATAAGTTCTTCTTTCCACGATCAGACTTATCTACATTTGCCATCCAGGTAGCCTTTAGGGCCATTTTTGCTGCAATTGCCTGAAGTCTAACTATCTCAACTGTTACAACATTTAAAGGAATATCTGGCTTTAATATAACCTTGGCAATAAATGTAAGAGCAGTAGTAAGTTCTTCATCTTCCATGTAGTCTGCAATTTCAGACAGACCATTAATCATACTAATAGTGGTTGTATTTTCTGACACGTCTTACTCCTAGTAACCAGTTGTCGGAGGTACAACATTATCACGAATAGCATCTTCATTATATTTCTGCCATGCTTTTTTAAAATCTTCTCGTTCATTTAATGTCTTTGAGTAGTTTGCTCTTGCTTCACCATTTTTAACTGGATCAATTGGATTAGTTAGTCCAGTAAATCTATAGTTTGTGGTTGGGCAATAGTCAAGACTTAGAATTTCAAGAAATTCTCCTTCTTTCCAATTTCTTTGTGGTCTCCAGTGAATTTGATTCACAGCAGAAAAAATAATTGTTTGTCCAGGAGCAAGTGAATACGTTTTGCCATCAATAATTAAGTCCCAGACAATATTAGAGCCAAAATTAGTATTTACTGTAATAAGATTTTCATCTGCATCAATATGTGGTGGTAGCATAGGATTGTGCTTGCCCTCAGAAAAATCTAAGTTATATTCAATATAGTTATAGTGACATAAAGCAATGTCTCCATTATAAAGTGGTTTAACAATACGATCAATTTTTTCTTCAATATGTTTTGGCATTATAAATTCAATAAGTTGTCTAGACATATGAGTAATATTTTTTGGTCTAAATCTTCCTGCAGGAGTTGGATCTTCTTCGTGCTGCTCGTTTGGTCTATAGAATACTGGCTCAAGAGATTTTCCATGATCAAAAATTGCACGAAGTTCTTCTGCATCTTCTAAACTATAAATATCATCTGCATAAAAAGGAAGTTCTTTATTATATTTTTCCATTGTTGTTAGGTATTGGTGCATTGGTGCATTTTCTCTTTGATTATTTTCCATTATTTTATCCCCTTATCTCGTTTTCTACAGAATTTCTTTCTTTTTCAAAACTATTATTTGAGTTCTTATCTTGATATCTCATTTTGTCAATTGATCTATCGTCTGAATTTGATGTCCAAGGTTCATTGTTTTTTGACCACTCGTTCCATCTTTGCAAACCAATTTGTCTCATATTGTTAACATGCTCTATAGTTAGTGGATCTTCCATACCAACTACTTTAAAATGACAAAAAATCATTTCCATATATTCGCCTTCTAAAAATTCCCTTGCTGGTCTCCAGTGGACTTGATGAGTGCCTGAAAAAGTAACCGCTTGATTATCTTTTAGTGTATATGTTGATTCATTGCCAGCATTGTCTACAGAGATACCCCAATCAGTATTTGCTTTTAACTGTATGTCTAGTGTTATTCTTGGTGAATCAAATGCTTCATCTGTATGAGGAAAGAGTAAAGGCCAGTAGGTATATTTTTGACAATTTGATTTTGTCTTTTCATATCTAGAAAAGTTGTACTCTGATAAAACTACTTGTCTTCCATACATGTTGCTAACTAGGTCTTCAAGTTTCTTTTCAATTTCTTTAGGGAGTTCTATGTGCCACGTATTATATCCAAGGCTTTTTACAAAGTCTGTCTTTGTTGTTGATGATACCAAATTGTAGATATCAGAAATTTCTTTTTCCGTAAATACAGTTTTTACTACTACGTTTGCCAAGTTATTAAGCATGTTGTTCCCCATTTCTATTTTGTAATCCATTATAAATATCACTAATCTTTTTTCTATGATACTCTTTCGTATCAAGTCGTAAATCAAAGTATAGCATTTTTACATATTCTCCGTTGTTCCAAACACGCTTTGGTCTATAGTGGCTATAGTCTAATGGTCTTAAAAGTAGTGCAGAGTTGTCTTTGATTATGTGTAATTCATCATCTACACCAATAGCCCAGTCTACAGTAGACTCTAATTGGTAATCTAAGATTAAAGATGCTTTGCCACCATCATAGTGTGGGGACAAATCTGGCGTTCCAAATTTTGGATTGTACTCTCCATACGTAACTGTATTATTCATCAATACATACTCATTTGTTGACTCTTCTTTATTTACAATAGAGTAAACCTTTTCAACAATATTATCTGGTAATTTAATTCCAGAGCAGGTAGATCTTCCAAGTTGTTCTTGAATTTTTACAATTGTGTCTACATAGGTATACTTGCCATGGATCTCATCTACCCACTCAACATGCTCTCTGCTCGATAGTTCTTCGTTGATGGTAGCATAAAGTTGATCAATCTCTTCTTTAGAGAAAACATCATCGATAATAATAGAGTTCATAGTTCTATTATACCTTATCCACTAATTGTTCTAGAATAGACATTTCTATGACAGCAAGCCTCACCTTTGAGTTCCCCTCGCCAAGGGCAATAACAATGGCTGGATCATTGCCATTTCTAATAGCATCAGTAGTGGCCTTTGCCCAAATCTCTTTATTTAAAGTAAAGGACTTTCCAACTTCTTTAAAGTCAACTGTAAAGTTTTCCCAGGTGGCATCTCCTTTATGTGTGCCACGGCCAGAGTTCTTGTGCTGTTTAGCACCTATTCTCTTGGACTCACTCTTCTCTGTCATTGCCCTTCCATTTCTGCTTACCAAATTTAACGGTACTTAGATGCTTATCTTTACACATCCAAGTCATCTCTTTAGTTTCTGCATAAAGCCTTAATGTTTTTACTTCTATCTTACAAGTATGGCAAACAAATTTACCTTCATAAATTGTATAGTTAGGCACTTAGTTTAGCCTTGATTGATTCCTGCAAATCAAGATCCTCTCTTACACGATTAACAAATGCTTCTTTACCCTGAACCTTTGTGCCGTCAGGAAGTATATACCAAGCACCTGTGCGTTCTACAATGCCATTTAGTTCTGCGGTAGTAACCAAATCACCAATGGTATCAAGACCAATATCGTCACCTCTGAAATAAAAATCATACTCACCAGACTGGAACCCTGGAGAGGTTTTGGAGAACTGGAGTTCCCACTTAATAGTTCTACCAATCTTTTCTTCAATTAATTTATCTCCTACCTTGATCTTTCCCTTAATCGCTTGATTGTCTGACTCTGAAGAAAAGAGTTTAACAATACATGAGGAATAAAACTTAGTAGCCTGACCACCAGAAGGCTGCTGGCTAGTATACATAGCATTAATGTTATTACGAGACTGAGAAATGAGAACAAGCAAAGTTGGCTTAACCTTATTGTTTGCATAGTTAAGCATTTTCCATGCGTTACTAAAGTCACGGGATTCGGCTCCAATCTGTTTAGTGTTTTCTAATGCTTTCATTTCATCTGTATCTTTTTCAAAATAGATTGCAGGAAGCATTGATGTAATAGAGTCTACCACAATTAGGTCTACTCCAGCATTCATTAGTGCAACGCCAACATCTACCATGTCACTAATAGTTCTTGCTTGTGAGTAGATTAATTTTTCTGGATCTACCCCAAGAGTTCTAGCCCAGTCTTCTGAGTATGACATTTCTGAATCAATCCATGCACACAACTTTCCTTCGGCTTGGGCTAGAGCAATCATTTGAAGGCACATGGAGGACTTTGCAGAGGACTTGGATCCCCAGATAAGAACTTGTCTACCATAAGGAAGACCACCACCTAGTGCACGGTTTAGGCCATAACTAGGTGTTGGTTGATACTCATAGTTAACCCCTACCCCAGTGCCCAACTTTTTTCTTAACTTTGGATCAAGTGATGCCATTGCTTCTTCTACTGTAACTGTCATTAGAATCTTACTCCATGCTTCTCTGGTCTAGTCTTGTTAAACTTTGTCTTTTCATCAAAAGCATAATCAAGTGAAATCTTAGTATACCCTGCCTCAACCATTCCTGCATAAAGGTCAAGGGTACGAATAAGAATATCTGCAAATTCTTTAGCAATTTCTTCTTCGCCCTTATCTTTTCTAACAGCCTCAAGCACCTCAACAACTTCTGAGACAATCATCATTAGTTGCTTAGACACAAATATATCATCAACATCCTGATCCCAGAAACCTTTTTCTATTGCTACTTCATGCAACTTAATTGCTAAATCATCAAACATTTATATCCTCCAATGTAACTGTGCCGTCTTTTGTTTTTCCAAAACTGAACTTATAAGACTTTCCTTCTTCAATATGCATATAGGCTTTTGCAAATGATGTTGGAAATACTGTTATGGAATGCAACTCTCTTGATGTATCTGCCAAAGTTAGCGATGCCATCTTCTTTCCAGTCTTTGTAATCCTTGGTTTAAAAGATACAACAAACATTTCTTCATCAGTGTATGGTAGTTGCTTATAGCCTAAGAACTTAACAAGAGCGTTAGTTGACCCCTTTATCTCATCAGAAGGAACTGCAGAAACAATCCTATTGTCATTAACAAGAATGAGGTAAGTACGACCAGTCTCAATAGTGGTATTTTCATCATCAAATATGCCGACACTGCCAGTTTTGTCCAAAACTTCAACTCGTGACCATCCTGTTCCTCGCTTAATTGATTTTACCATACCCATAAAAATGTATGATCCTTTTTCTTCAAAGTCAACAATATCCTGAATGAATGCGTAGTAGTGAGAAGGAATAGTAATATTAAACTCTGGAAGGTTTAAATACTCATATAGGTTTTCTTTAATCTCTGTATCATTTCTTGGATTATCATTAAATGTTGCTGCGCCGATTGCATTTAAGGCTTGTAGTGCACGACTATTTACTCCGTTACCTTTGGTAAAGGTAAACTCTTCAAGTTCTTTGTACGAACCAAATGGTCGTGATTCAATATATCTTTGACCAATCTTGTCAGATATGAACTTGATAGCACTGAGTCCGAACCGAATGCCCTTACCCTCAATCTTAAAATCAATATCCGAATCGTTAATATGAGGTAGTTTGATGCTAATCCCCATTCTTTTTGCTTCAATAAGATATTCAGTTCTTGCATCTTTATCCTTTTCATTTTTTAATATTGAGTACATGAACTCTAGTGGGTAATGATACTTTAACCACGCCGTCCAATACGAGAGCGTAGAATAAGCAACCGCATGAGACTTGTTGAACGAATATCCTGCGTGTGCTTCGAAGTCATGCCAAAGATCTTTAGCATCATTAGGCGAAATATAAGCAGATGCACCAGATACGAACCTATCCTTAAAAATGTCAAACTCTTTAGCATCTTTTTTCTTTCCAATGATCTTTCTAACTTTATCTGCTTCCGACATGGACATTTGTCCAAGGTGTACGCATGCTTGCATAACTTGTTCTTGGTAAAGAATACAGCCATAAGTGTCCTCCGTAAATTCTTTTAGTATTTGATGGATATATGATATGTTTTTGCGACCATGCTTTCTGTCAACATATTCTTTTCCAATAGTATTCATTGCGCCTGGACGAACTAAGGCATTAGATGCAGCAAGTTCATCAAGATTTTTTACACCCATTTTAATAAGAAGGTTGGTATATGGCGCTGCTTCACACTGAAACACACCCTTTGTAAAACCACTTGATAGCATTTCATAAACATTTGCATCGTCCATCTTAATCTTAAGAAGATCTATTTTCTTTCCATCTCGTTCTTTAATGATATCAATAGTGTCTTTTAATACAGATAATGTTTTTAATCCTAATGCATCAATCTTTATAAGCCCGATGCGTTCAGCCTCTTCCATGTCGACACCAACAACAGGTATACGTTCATCAGACCCAGTAGAAGATCTTGTTTCCAACGGAGCAAACCTAAAAATCGGATCTTTGCTAGTGACCACACCAGCAGCGTGTATGCCAGTACCACGAATACGACCACGTAATTGTTCACCATAGACCTCCACCTCTGGATATTTTTCTCTAAACTCTCTTGTTGATTTTGATGTGCAATAATCATCCCATGAATCAACTGTCTTTAAAACTTTGTTAACATCTGACAATGGTATATTTAATACTCTTGATACATCTCTAACAATTCCTTTTCCAGTAAACTGTAAGAATGTAGCAATTGATGCAACATGTCGATACTGTCTAACTAAATAATCTTTTACTTCTTCACGACGAGTGTCTTGGATATCAGTGTCAATATCTGGAAAGTCATTGCGGTCTGGGTTGATAAATCGGAAGAAAAGAAGTTTGTGCTTTATCGGGTCAATGTCAGTAATCCTTAGAGCATAACAAACCAAAGAACCTGCAGCCGAACCACGACCTGGGCCTACCATGATCTCTTCCTTTTTAGCCCAGTTAATCATGTTACTCACAACAAGGAAATATGGGGCAAACTTCTTGTCCTTAATAATCTGCAACTCTTCTTCAAGTCTGTCAAGGTACTCTTGATTTTCTGCCAAACCTCTTTCGACCAAACCTTCCATAGCAATCTTTGCAAGTTCTTTGTCAGGACTCTTATACTGCACTGGTAGTAAATTTAGTCCTTCTTGTATATCATAGTCTTCTACTGTATCTGCTAATAGGATTGTGTTTGAGTATATGTCAGGTCTGTCTATCCCCTGCGATTCCATCGCTGCCTTCATCTCTTCATAAGATAAAAGATGGATGTCAAACTTATTAAAAGTTATCTGACGGTCTTCGCCATAAAGATAGTCAAGTCTCTTCATCATGTCTGGCTGCTTCTTGGACTTATCATATGTTGTATCTTTTTGAATCTTTGCATGAGTATTCATAAGAAGTTTAAATTCTTGAATCTCTATCTGAGACTTATCTGCATGGTGACAGTCTGGAGTCACAATAGCCTTAATTCCAAACTCATCTGCTAAATCAAGAAGATGCTTATTAATATGAGGTTCGTTATGCGGCATTACCTCAATATAATAGTCTTGACCAAATCGTTCTTGGAACCAGGATATATATTTCTTTGCAAGTGCAAACTCTTCTTCTTCAAGTGCTTTAACCAAAACACTGCTTGGACAAGCAGAAGAAACAATAATACCTTCTTTATACTTATCTAATATTTCAAAATCAAATCGTGGCTTCTTAAAGAAACCATCTGTCCAAGATAGTTCACTAATCTTGTTTAAGTTTTCTAAACCAATTTTATTCTTGGCTAGAAGGATAATGTGGTTGTAGACAAGATCTTGCTGACCTTCTCTTTCAGACTTATCTCTTGTATCAGATATGTCTGCACACATATATCCTTCTAGACCGAGAATCGGCTTAATGCCCTTTGCTTTTGCAACTCGGTACAGTTCCCGATGCCCAGACAATGTTCCGTGATCAGTGATAGCCAATGCTGGCATACCAAGACCAACTGCTCGGTCTACTAATTCTTCTGGAGTAGCAATCCCATCAAACAAACTAAAATGGGTATGGACATGTAAGCCTACGTAGTTCATATTACCAATCAGCGTTGGTTGATGAAGTTACAGATGGACTATCAAAGCCCAAATAGAAGGCTTCTTGTTCAGCATAAGGAATCTTCTTTAGTGCTGACTCAAGAGGATAAGGCTCAACTGTTCCCCAGTTAAATGGTTCCTTATCTGGTGCTGATGGAATCAATGTGTAATTTGTTTCAGTTCCCTGACCATTACGCTTTAACTTCCATAGTACATTTGAGATGCTTCCTGTTTCAAGAGCATACTCACGAATTGTATTAAATGATGACTGCTTGCTGATACCCATTGACCAGATTGCAACATATGGTGCTTCGATACCGTCATCTACAAGAACGTTACAATAGAAACGAAGACGACCTCTCCAGCCAGCCTTTGGATCTTTACGGTGCATTTCTTCTGCCCAGTCACGTCCTTCTGTGTCCATAGTATCTACAGCCTTGCGCTTATAGTCCTTTGGATTAACGTGCTCCTTAACAACTAGTGCAAGTCCGCGCTTTTCATTATAGTTTGCAGAGTCCTCATCAAGTTCTTCAATGAATCGGATCTTTACTGATTGGCCGTCGGCAAGTTTAAGCCACTTTACCTTTGGTCCTGACTCGTCATACTTTGGCTTGTCGAGCAGGGCATTGATTGCTTTTAGTCCCTTTACTACGCTCATATTATTTCTCCTTTGTGTTGTTGTATTAGTTTAGCATAAGTGATATGGAGTTGTCAAATCGAAACTCTAAGTTTTTTATTGATTCATCATCCATATCACCTATGTCTTTATATTTGCTATTAAGTTGTATAACGGAAACACGAGATCCAAGTTTTTCAATTATCCTGTCTTTCATATTTCCTCCTGCTTCATCGTTATCAGCAACAACAATAATGTTATTGAAATACTTCTGAAGCAATTCTATTTGTGAGTTTGATACGTTAGCGCCAAGGGTAGCAACGGCTGGTAGACCAACTTGGTCAAGCCTCATAACATCAAAAGATGATTCTACCACATAGACTCTATCTGCTGTCTTGACTCTGTGTAAATTAAATAATGTTTTTGATTTTGGAAGTCCTGGAGTATTTTTAAATTCTTTGCCTTCGATTGATCTGCCAACAAAACCTAAAGCAATTCCATCTGGGCTATGTACTGGAACAGTTACCATATCTTGTTTTTCTGAATAGCCTAAAGAAAATTTTAATGCTGACTCTTTAGTAATTTTCCTATAGTTAAAATAATCTTTTGCTCTATCTGATGCTGCAAGGTTATTGTAAAGTCTTTTTAAAACTAGTTCGTCAAACTGTTTAAACTCTTCTTTTTTAATTAGTGTCTTGTCTATTTCAGAGATAATACTTCCTATTTTTTCTTTGCTCTTTATAAAACGAGCAGCCTCAAAATATGTTCTTCCAGATGTATGCATTACAAGTTCAATTAAGTCTGCAGATTTTTGACAAGAAAAACAGAAAAACATTCCGCTATCTTTTTGAACTTCTCCTGCTGGTGTTCTATGGTTATTATGAAATGGACAGAATATTATAAAGTCTGCATCAAGTTCAGACTCAACGTCTACACCCGATCCTGCGAGAACTCTTCTAACTTGCTCTTGACTGTATAAATCGCCTTTGACCCGTCTATTCCTTCTATCCATTCGCTTTGTCTTCTTCCCGTGTATACTCCGTGTATTGATATCTCAAATTCAAAATACTTCTTGTTCTCATTATAGTCTATCGTAAAATCTATGTCTATGTCAAGCCTTGGCACATATCCGCTAAGTCTCATTTCCAAGATTATTAGTCTTTTATACTCAGCCCTAAGTCTACCTATGGCAGATTCATCATGGATGATTCCGCTAAGGTTGAACCTTTTAATCGCCTTGTGGTGATAGTTTGACATATCATATTATAACTACTTATCTTCAAAATCTTTATATCTATAGTATCCCTTGTCAAAATCGCACTGAACAAGGAAGTCTCCCATAAATCCATTACGGTTCTTTCTAAAAGCGCATTCAATAATATCACTATTATTACCACGGCCTAGAGCAAGCACCCAGTCAGCATCGTAGGCAATCTGTCTAGACCAAGCAGTCTGACCCAGTGTAGGTACCGTAGAAAGATCGTTAACGTCATCTGGTGTAGCAGACGAGATAGCAATAATAGGAACTTCTTCGCCAATAGCCATTAGTTTAAGTTCTCTTGAAAGGTTCTTCATTCGTACCGTTTCATTATCTGACTTCTGATTAGGAGCCATCAATTGTAAATAGTCGACAATTACAAAGTCTGGCTTGTACTGATCAATCTTTCCACGAAGGACTGAAGGGTTGATTTCTCCACCTTGATCATTTGAGATAATATGAAACTCTGGCTTACCTTGTAGATTCTTTGCATGCCATTCTTTCAGCATATCCATTTCAATCTCGCCATTACTCAACTTTCTATGAGACCAACGCCCTTCTCCCATGATAGTAAATACACGGTTACGGACTTCTGTCTCTGACATCTCAAGAGAGATTACAAGGGGTGTCTTACCCTGTTTCCAGGCCTGTACAGCGAAGTACAGGGCTAACCAAGACTTTCCTATACCTGGGTATGCTAAGAAGACTCCTAACTGACCTGGCATAATTCCAGACGGTAGGTAGTTGTCAAATCCTGGTAGACCAGTCTTGATACCAATGTGACCTAGTTCTTGCTGCTTTTTAACATTTTCAAAGTAGGCAATAGCAGACTCCAAGTCCGTAACATCAATATCACGAATAGCAGAAGTATTTTTCTTTAACTCCGATGTCTGTGTAATTAAATCATTAAGAGCAATTGTTCCTTGACCATTTTGAACATTTCCTGCTGCTGATCTTAAAATATCTTTTAGGCTATCTGTTAAGTATTCTCCTTGCAACTCTTCAAGGTGGTGTTTAGTTGCTCCAATATTTGCTACAGGAGAGAAGTCTCTAAACTTTTCTGTAACAAGTTCTGCTGGTGGAAGGGTTGAGTTGTTCTCAAAATAGAGTCGTATAAAATTCCAAATGTCTCCGTGAGTTCTCAGAAGGTTATCTACGTTTGCTTGTAGCAGTACATGGATTTGTTTATCCTGAAGAACTGCTGTTATAAGTTTAGCCTCTGTATTATTCACTTAGCCACTCCTTTGCCATCCGTCTACGCTCTTCTCTTTCTTCATCGTCTCTTTTTTTATCTTTTTGTGCCTGTAATATTTTCTCTGCATTGTACGCAAAGTAATTCCAAGATGGGTGCTCTGCAACTTTAAAATAGTACTCAAGTATATCGTAGCATCCAGAGATACCGTATGATTCTACAAGAGCGTCTGAAGCCCATTGCTCTACATTTAAATTAAGTGATGGCTTTTGCTCATACCTTGCAGTATGGAACTTGCTGTAGCGTGAAAGCAAAGCCATTCGGTCTTTGCGTTCGGCCATTACTTTTCGTCTGCCTCCGCTTGGGCTTCAACAATCTTTGCAGTTAGTTTGTCTTCAACAAACTTATAAACTCTTTCAAAAGCCTGATCTGTATTTTCTCCATCACGCTTGCTATCAATGATTCCAAGATCCAGCCTCAAAGACTGAAAATTTCCAAGATTTAATGTATACCCCAGCGTTACTGATACTTTCGTTTCTTCTGCCATTACCCCTCCAAGGGACTTAGTTAATAGATTCATTCCAAATCGGAATGTATCGTCCATCTTCTGTTCTCGTATATGTAAGTATACCATCGCCCATTCTGCGTGTCAACTCTTGTTTTGTTGGCGTGATATCGTTTGTTATTAAATTATCTTTTCTTGGTCTTCCAATATGGTGAGTTGCAAGTATATCACGTATCTCTCTTACTTGCGATTCTGAGTAGTATGATCGTACTTGCCATCCTCTATCCCCGCCTTTTTGAGATCCCGTTGGAAATGGAATGACTCCCCGTTTCATTAGTGATGGCATATATTTTTTATGACGATTAACTAAATCAGCAGTCTGGCCTACTGTATATGCTCTTTCTCTTTTATTTTTAAAATCATTAATTAAACAACTTTCAATCTGATCTTTTGTAATATTATAAACAGACATTATTCCGTTAGATTGATTATAATGATGTACACGAACAAGGCATCCGTTTAAAAACCATACCTTCTTACTTCCAGGTATTACAGGGAGGAGATTGTACCCTTCGCTCTGAGTTGTTCCTTTTTTAGTAGCCATCTTCCCTCTTCCGAATTGTTAGGTGGATTAAAAAATTTTCTATTACCACACAAAACACAATAGACTTCAAGATGATTGATTGCACTATATATCCTGTCTATAAACATTCTGCCAGAGCACTTGTTGCATTTGATCATTATGAAGGTATGCCAACTGCTATTATATTAATCCCAACCGATACTTCTCCTGCCGAGTTAAACTTTACAATACCCTCTACGCCTGTAGTAGTTATTGCTTTAATTACAACCGTAACATTTTTGCCAGCGGTTGTATCTTTAATTGTTACTGGTGTCGCAGTTACAATTGGTGCATAAGCAAAACCAACTCCAAATGGATATGTCCATGACTTTTCTTCGCCTGCAATGATTGAAGTAGAACTAACGATTTCTTTATACCCTCCAACAATACGGGCTTCTGAGGTTTTTCTACTTTGAGGCCCCGCTGTTGTTGTATCTACAGTGACATATTTGTTTGCTGATGTTGAGGCACTTTTTTGCAACTGAATAATTGCCTGAGCCATATCATAAATATATGCAACGTCTAATGGCTGTCCTTTATCTGGAACTGATATCATAATATAATTATACCAGACTCAAAGGAGTTATGGACTCAAACAGAGTTGCTGAAGGATATCTTGTTTTTGGAAAAGTTGATGCCTGGATTGCAAGCATTACGCTTGTTTTACCAGTATCTGTTACTGCTCTAAATTCGTTACCAGTAATAGATCTTACAAACTTCCAATCTGTTTCTCCATTATATTTTAAATATATATCAAATGTTTCAATGCCATTAATATCTTTTGACCAAACTGCAGATATTGTTTTTTGTTGAATAGGGTCTAATGGAATTTGCGCTGTAAAAGAAACATTAAGACCGACTAAGATATTAGTAATAGGATCTTTTTTTAGATTTACTGGAATATTGTATATTGGAGACCAATGAGAAACTCTGTTATTGTCATCAGTAATTATTCTATATCTTACTTTGTAGGCCCCAGATGCGCCTGCAAAATTTGTTAACTGCGCTTTTGGAATTATAACTTTTTTAACTTGTGGCATTATTGTATTCCAAGCCCAAACCTAAACTCTATATAGTTTGTTGTATTTGGCGTTTTGATAATTGGAAGAGACCCTGTATTTTTAATTACAGAATATCCAGTCATTCCATATATAGGGTTTGCTTTACTTGTATTTTCAATCCTTACCCCGTCAAAACATACATAGTGGTTCGCACTTGTAGTAGTATTTTTAATAACAGAAGCATATACTCTAACTGTATCTGTCATAGACCAAGACCAGCCAGGACTTCTTATTGCTGTGTCAATAGAACCAGTCATAACTCTATATCTATTTGAGGAAAAAGAAGCGCTATCTGTAATCTGAACTTGTGCAGACTTTCCTGTGTTTACTCCAGTTGTACATAGAAATTCTACAATTATTTTTACTGATGTTGGATTATCTTCAAGGTCTTCTCCATTTTTGTTTATAACTGAATAAGCAACCTTGATCAAATCAGATTGAGAATAGTTATCTAGATTAAGAGATGTGTTAGATAATTTTATATATTCTGATGTGTTGGATGGAACCCATTTTGCTGCTGCCGTTGATATTTCAGAAGAGTCTCCACGAAGTGCAATAAAAGAATTTAAATATCGACATCTTTCGTTTCTTGTAACACGTGGCTCTGTAGAAAAAACTTTATTATCAGCATTTGTTCTAAAAACTTTAGAGGTTGTTGCAATAATATTGTCTCCATCATTGCCATCTAATGGGTCTGGAATATATGGAATTGTCGAAGAGGCTCCAGAGTACTCCCAGTTTTCAGAAAATGTATAAAGAATTTTGCTATCATATGCTCCTGCTGTGGTGTTTGATCCTGCAGAAAATACGCCAACCTCTGTAATTTCATATCTTTCTTCTGTTGGTAACTCTGCAGTAAACACAATCTTTGATACTCCATTTTCAGAAACATATCCTCTGGATGTTATTGGAACACGAAGCATTTCAAAATCTAATCTTTCTTTTTCTGCAAAAGATGCTGCATAGTCAGACAAGTTAGCAGAAGAACCAAGAGGGGTTGGTCCACAGCCAATAGCAATGTGTGACGCATAGGCAGAAGCCTGACCAATCAAATACTTGGCTATAATGTTTTTACCGTTTGTAGTTATCATATCTCATCCACCTCATATATTGTACCATTATACTGACTTCCTTTTGTTTGAATGTTAACCTGCACTAACTCATTTGGCTCCATATTTATTACGTTAATAACTAAATCCCCTGTTTCTGGATCAATATATACAATTTCCTTGTTGGGTCCAGTTCCTTCTGAAGGAACGTGAGCATCTAATTTAATAGGAAAGTTATCAAAAAACTCTTTTGATGTGTCTTGTAATCCTAAGACTCTTTGTGGGCTGTACTGATAAGCAAGCATTGTTAGATTTTTGATTGGTCTATAAAGAACATCTTGGCCATTTATAATATCAGATCTTGTAATTGTAATTATTTCTTGACCACCAATATCTTCAAAGATTAGATCTGTCATTATTTCAATTGGAACAAGTTCTGAACTCTGAATAATTAAATTAGGAGTCGCAACTTTAATATCTGCTTTTGCAGCAACTGATGATGTCGATGCTGGGACTGATGCTACTGGATCTACCATTACACTACCTCGCTTAGATAAATTTCCATACTAGGTCCATCTGTGGACTTTGAATATGAAATACTATAAACAACAAATTTCTTTCCACTGGTTCCAGAGTAATCTAAATCTCCTTCGTAATAGTCAACTTCAGCAATATCTCCAAGTTGTACTGTAGGATTAGCAAAAATCTTTAACCCTATAGACTTTCTTGGCTTAATAATTTTACCAGTTAGCCAAGACATCAAAGCATTTGCTTCATCTTTTGATTGAATATATGGAGTGTCAAGACTAAAATCTTTTTTACCATGTGTCATTCTGCTAATCTTTATATCTTCATATTGTCTTGAAACTTTATTTGGATATGAAACCAGGGTATCTCCGCTGTATTGTGGATTTGAAAAGTCACTATTCTTTGAATAATATTCATCTACACTAAGAGACTCGTCTGTTTCCTGTGTAAATGTTACGCCCTGAATTCTTAAATAGTTTCCTGATGCAGAGTCAAGAGTAATGGCTTTATCAGTTGCATTAAAAATTATAAACTCTGCCCCATATGCTCCTGCTCTAAAGCCAGAAACTGAGTAACCTTTTATAGAATTAAAGGTTGGAGATAGTTGAGCATAAATTGCTGGGTATGCTTTTTCATATTTAATCTTAAAGACTGAAGCCTCTCTCATGATAGTTCCAAACTCCTCAAAATATAAATTGCTTTGAGGTGGCTCATAAGAACTAATTCCTGTTAGGTATGTTGACTGAATGATTCCACTCATTGCATATTTTCTCATGGATTCGCTAGTATTAATTTCTCCATCTTCATCAAAAACAGTTGATGCTGGAGTATTTAAAATATACTTGCTATTTTGTCCATAGTTTGCTCCGATTGCATATATGTTCTCAAACATTATACGAGAAGACCCTCTTGTAAAAAGAGCCATATTATTATAAACTGGTAAAGGATCCTTATCTATTACGCTTGCAATAAACTGGTTATTTATATAAATATAGAACTTTCTTTCATTTCCAATGTTTTCGTACTCTATAGATATATCATATACTGTTGGAGTCTTCTCTGCTACCATGCGGTATTGACCAGTAAACTTGCCATCATCTACAACAATGTTTGCTAATCCAGCATAGAGTTTCTCTGGTATTGCTTCTGATGTGACTGAGTCTTTCTTTACCTTGTAAAAAATAACATTATTAACATCTGGTGATTTTGTTTTATCTATAGTAGTTTTACCAAGAGCAACTAGTTCTAAAAAGTATCCATTGTTAGTATCTGGATTAACCATTATACCAAGACCACCTGAGCCACCCACTATACTGACATCTTTGTCTGGAGTTGTTCCAGGAATCAAATAATATGATGTAGCACCAACAGCAGTTTGTCCACGATCAGCATTGTTTTCTATCTTGCCAACGATTCTCATTCTAGTCCCAAAATGAGTAAACTTATTTGTCATTGGCTTGTATACATAAGATATAAAATCAAGAGGAGATTCTGAAGTCTTAAATGCTGGGCCAGCCATAATTAGTGCTGACGACTGGATTGTTCCAGTGCTTGTTGATTGCATGTTTGAAACATCTGCTTCTTTATAATATTGAGTTGAAAGAAAATTCTTTATTACACCATTTCTTGTTGTATTTTTTGCTAATTCAGGAGTAACTCCTGCTGCACCAAGTGCTGTTGCAGGGGTTGTTAGTCCTGTTTGAAAAAGATACTTTGATTTCATAGTACAACCTCTTACGTTATTATTATCAGACCAATAAGGAGATAGCCCTGCAAAGTGAGAAGTGATTGCTGTATTAAATTGTCCTCTGCCGTGTTTTGCAACTGCTCCATTTTGCAAATATTCTTTTCCATTTAGTTCAATGTAGTTTGGCTCTGCATAAATTCTAACTAATCCTGTTGGGAATATTGAACCACCAAACTTTAACTTAGAAAAATAGTTTTGATATTCTTGAACACTTGTTATCCAAACATTTCCATATCCAGATACAGAGAACTCGACAGCATCAAATCTAATAACTTCTCCATTTGAATAGAAGTATCCATTGTATCTTGCAAGCCAATAAATTCCTTCGCCAAAGTTCATAATATTATTTACAATTTTATTTCCAGATACATATGGGACAGCATCTGTAAGATTTGAGTTTAAAGGTATTGCGCTTAAAACATAATCAGACATTTCTGATAGTTGATTATTTACTGACTTTGTTGTCTCTGTTCCAGAAACTTCCCAAAGTAATACTGGCTTATACACCCAAGTCTTTTCATTATCAATTAAACTTGCTTGTTTGATACTTCCAAATGTTTTTTGAATATACCTTGATGTAAAATTAATTTTTCCATCATTATAAACCTGATTGTCTTCTGATGTAACTTCAATAATATTTGATAGGGTGTCAGATGTAGAAAGGTTGCTTATTGCTTTATCTTTAACTAGATCATTTGTTCCTATAAACTTTATATCAGTTTGTCTTTGATTATTAGAAGGCATAAAGTAGTCTTTGCTCATCATAACAAAGTTATTGTATTCATCAAAGAACATTGCTGTTTGTGTTGATACCGCTATATCCTGTAAAACTTCTGCAATGGTTTTATTTGAATTACAAAAAAAGAAAGGAATAACTGATTCAGTTTCTCCAGGCAGTCTTTTAAATACATAGTTTGAAAAACCAATATAGTCTAGTAACATGCATACAGCAGTGCTTACTGAAACATTTGGTACAAGAAGTTCTGGAGCAGTCATTGATTCAAAATAAAAGAACATGTCTCTTAGAGATAAAGATACGGTTCTTTCAGAAATATTACTTGTTGGAAATCCTTCAGAGTACATTGTCTTCAGTGGAACAAAATAATCATATCCATCCACATCTACTATAATGTCATAAAATTTAATTTGAATATTTCGTGTCATATACTTGCTAACAATACTTAAAGAATTATTAGGATTAAAAGCAGAATCATAATCAAACAAGTTTAATGTTCCAGTTGAAGCAAGAAGTTGGCCTACTGGCAAACCACTTATACCAAGATCAGAAGCAGATTTTGCAATAGAAAAATCTAATGTCTTGTCTGAAAGGTTTACACAAAGCCTAGGAGATATTTCAATTAAATCAAAAGAAGACTGTGGAGTATTCATGCTATCAACGACTATTCTTATTCCCTTTATATAATCAAACTCACGGTATTTGTCTGCAAGGTTTACTTGATCACGAAACTTTATTGGGTCTGTAAGGTCTGTTACAAAGTTGGTAACACGGTCTATAGTTTCTTCTTCTAACTGCCACGCATACTCTGGTTTAAAAGTAGCATACTGGCCAGTGTTGTTTGCTCCAGTTTGCCAAATATGAAAAGTACCTATATCGGTTTTTGAAGATTGGATTAAGTAGGCATAGCCATGGATATTCTTCTCTGGCAAGAATGATGCATTTGTATATGTCTCTGCAAAAATAAAAGAAGATCTATATGCGTCTGGAACCTTTAGGCCATAGGACAACTCGACATATCCATCATGTTTTATTACTGGAGTTCCGTCTCTTCTTGTTGTTCCTTCATTAAACGAATACAGGTTTGTCCAGTTACCATTCTGAAGCCCCTGGATTTTCCATCGCTTTGGAGTTTGGCTTTTAGAGTTGCCGTAGAATGGATCTGAAAATGTTGAATCATTTGAAGAGAATGTACCAAGATCAACATTGCCAACATGTGTTTGCATTTTAACGACTACTCTGTTTGCTGGAACATTTTCTTTATAAACAATAAATGGACAGGCATCTTCAATTGGATAAGCAGCATCAACTGTAGAAGATGATATTCCGTATTCAACCCCATCCTCTGTTCTATATGAAGACCAATATTTAAACAGATCATCTTTATGACCCATATAATATCTAGGTCTTCTTGCCATGTCAACATTCGAATGATGTAAGTATTTGCCACGTATAAATGAAGATTTATTGATTCCAGATCTTGGTCTAAACTTTGAGAAACAACTTTCTAAAGAGTAAAGCATTCCAATTTTTTCTTTTTTTGGAGACATTGTAAACGGAGCACCAAACGGTGAGACATCAGAGTATGTAAACCCTCCATCGATTACGACATCGGCATCTGTTGCATTTGTATAATATTTTACTGCAGAAGCAGAAGTGCCAGAATCATAGGGGTCGTAGGATCCTGGTAAATTTTTATATGGAGAAGTTTCTTTCTTTGGTCTATATCTATAGTTTCCAATTCTTTCAATATTTTCTGGAATGTTCATATTCCATTCAGCAATGATTGCAGACTGTGTTCTTATTACAGAAGACTCTTGAAGGTGTTTCTGTAGTTCGGCATTCTCAAACATTATACCTCTTCCAAAGTAAGAGATACATTCCAGTAATCAAAGTTCTTTCCACGCTTTTCTACAGTGTAAGAAAAATCTGAAAAGAACATTTCAACTAGTTGGCTGTACTGTGGTAAGTGTGCATATTTGTTTATGCTTGGTTGACCAACATTATTAAAGTTAGAGTACTTGTCGTATGCTAAGAATACCCAGAAAGAACCCTTGTGATTTTCATACCAATCAAGCATTTCAACCCCGCCTGCTCCAGCATCAGTTGTAAACTGTAATGGCTGATTTTTATTTCCAACTAGATCAGTAGTAGCCAAACCAGTAGTCATGTTAAAATCTGGAGAATCTAAAAATGATCTTGAAGGAATCATATTCCAAGATGTGGAGATAGTTAGTTTATCTGCAATGTGATATGAACGTGTTCTGCCATTAATCATTCTTTCTTTCTTTTCAATTCTTGTTGTTTTAAAATCCAGAGGCCCTCTATTATCGTCTGTTAGAATTAAAAAGTTATCGTAAAGGTTTGCATCTGTTACATCTCCATGCAAGGAGTCTACCTCTAGACCATTTGGTATATAAACTCCATTGCTTAGGGTTCCAGAATTCTCTGACCATAGCATAGCCTGTGGTCTGTTGTAGTACTTTCTACCTAGCATGTATGATGATGATGCCATTATAATCTATTCCCCCGAATTTTCTGTGCGTCAATGCCCTTTATCTGAGCAATAACTGTCTTTGCAATTTCATCTGGGTTTGAATCAGACTTAACATTTACATTGATACTATAATTATACACTGAATCCCCAATAGAATCTCCATTATTTATTGCCTTCATTCTATCAACTCCATAAGAATCAACCGCATACTTGCTCATAACAAACTCACCTGGAGTAAGCATTGCTGGAACCGTATCAGTCCCCTTGGCAAATCCACCAACCGACATGTACTTTGGAACTATTCCGCCCTTAGCAAGTCCATACCAGCCAAAGTCAGTTGCAAATCGATCTGCTTTTAGTTCGGCTGCTTCTTTTGCTTTTAATAGTGCAAGGGCTTCTGCTGCTGCTTTTGCTTCTGCTTCTTCTTTTATTCTTCTTGCTGTTTCTGCAATTGCAGCATCTCTTGCATTCTTTTCCGTACCAGAGGAATTGTCACTAAAGTCCCAATCATTGGCAGAACCAGGACCACCCTTTACCCAACCCTTAGCATTATCCCATCCATAATCTCCAGCAGGTTTTTCTGGCTTCACGCAATTACCCTTACCATCAGATACAAGTGGTGCTGTACATACTGTTGGATTTGTAGTAGTAGTTGTAGTAGGGGCTGTAACAGTTGTTGTAGTAGCGACTGTATTAACATATACAGTTTTATATTCTTTTGTAAATATTTCAATAGTTTTCGAAGATGGTAGAAGATTAATGTCTCTAAGAATATCTGCCATAGACTTTGCGCCCTTTGCAGTAGACTCTGCAACTGCTGCGATAGCGTCCTTCATTCTCTTTTCCATAGCCTCAGAAGTTGCTTCTGCTGCTAGAGCAATACGTTCCCAATCATCTGCTGTAAGGCCAGCAAAAGTTTCTACATCATCAAGTTCTGCATTGATGGCAATCAGTGCTGCTTCTTGTGTAGCAAGAGATGCATCTTGTTCTGCTAACGCAGTGACAATTGCTTGCTGTGCATCCATTTCTGCCTGAACTGCTTTTAGTTGTGCTTCAGTCGCTGCTTTGGCAGCAGCAATCGCTGCCTGACGGGCAGGTTCAAGGGCATCTTGCTCTGCTTTTGCAGCCTTAAGATCTGATTCAAGTTTTGTTTTAATGTCTGCTATTTGTTGTTCTAGCAAGACTCTTTCTGGATTGTTCTCTAATGCATAAATTTGTTCTGAAATAATATACTGCTCTTCAAGAATCTGAGTTCTTGTTTTTCCATCTTTGTTTGTTAAAGCATTAACATCATTTTCTCTTGACTGATTAAGTCCGTCCATCTGTGCATTTCCAAAATCACCAGCATTAGCAGAACGAATATCTTGAACGGCTGCTGCTGCAGCAGAAATATCTCCAGATGATAAAGCATCTGCCAAACCTAGTTGCTGTTGCTGCTCTCTTGATATTCTTTCGTTAATGGATAATACATTTTGTAATGCTTCTGCTTGAAGGTCATACTTTTTGTTTATGTCTTCTGCTGCTTTATCAATTAAAGATAGGTCATGGCTAAGAACATTTGACTTATCTTGATATTTTTTAATTGGGTCATCAAAGTCTTTCTTTATTTTATCTTCTTTTGCAGAGATAGCGGTATCTGCATCAGACTGAAGTTTATTAATTTTATCTTGTACAGCCTTTTCTCTAGCATCATAATCGGCATTAACTGCATCAACAGCATCATTCATAGACTTACTAATATTATCAAACTTTGTTTGGATCTGTGCCATATTTGCATTAGCAACATTCATTTGTGAGGCAACCAAAGATCTTTCTTTTCCAACACTTGCTTGGGTTTTATTTCCAAGTAAACTAGTTAATGCTTCTGGGGTGTAAGCCTTTTTCGTTGTAGGATCAATCATTCTTGATGCTACATTTGCTACAGCCTTTGCTCCAACGTTAACTCCACCGTAGGTAGTACCATCTGGCCTTGTTCCCTTTTCACTAACATACCCTGCAAGTTCTGACCCAGTCATTCGTGATCTTAGTCTTGATTTTATTCCAAGGGCTTCTTGAGCAGCAGATGCACCACCCATAATAATTTCTGACACTGTCTTTGTAATATTTACTTTAATGTCTGAATTCTTTTTAATTTCATTTAAAGAATCAACTACATCTTGTAGTGATGCATTTGCACCAGCAGTCTTATTTTTAACTGCATCCATTGCTGCAAGTAGGGTGCTAAGTTGTTCTGGATCTCCAAGGGCATCTGTCATTGCTCCTTCTGATATTCCACGGGACAAACCAGATGATGCTAGGAAAGCCTGAAGTTCTTGTCTTCTTGCCATATCTGCATTTTCTTGTCTTGCTCTTGCTCCTTGAGAAACTATGTTGTTAATCTTGTCTCTTGTGTCTGCTTGAACAGCAAGAGCATTGTTAATCCTTAGTTCTTCATCAGTAATCTTTCCTGTAGCAATTGCAGTTGTATATGCCTCATCACTTAATACTCTTTGGATTTGAGTATTTGTCATTCCCAGTCCTGCTAATTTTTTCATAACAATTGATTGTTGATCAAAGTTTCTAATTGTCTGAATTTGTGCTACATTGAAGTCACCAATAATTGCTTTGTCAAATCCAGCCGCAACTTCTTTACCTTTTGTATTTAGTGCAAGGTCTCCAACCTTAGCACCCTTTGCTAAGAATTTTTTACCTTTAGGATCGTTTGGGTCAAGTACTCTGCCTTTATTCTTGCCACTCTTAACCTTTTTAGTTGCCACCTTGCCATACTTAGCCTGCTCTGTTTTGTCAAGGCCAGTAAACCAATCAATGAACTGTCCATTATAACCTTTAGTAGGATCTGTTGCCTGAGTAGGCTTGCCAGATTTCATACCCATTAGTTGTTGTTGTATACCGTTAAATTTATTACCAATCTGTCCACCAGAGACAGCCTTAAACAAAGCCTTGATTCCACCTTCAGCATCAATTGCTGCAAGGCGAACATTCTTAAGTCTTGTCATCAAGTCATCAATTGGGGTTGCTGCTCGTTCTGCTTTTTCTACAGGAGTAGTCACGCCTGGAATTACTGGGCCTTTATTTGCTGCCTTAGAATTTCCAACATTCCATGCTTCGGCTTCACCAGTCTTAGCAATTGCTGCTCTTTGCTCTACTCCACGATCTCCAGTAAGCCTTGCTATTCCCTTTGCAGCCATGTAAGCATCTATAACATTTGAATCACCAGAAGCAACAAAGTCCATCATCATACTTGTTGTTATTTGTTTTCCATCTGCTCCGACAAGCATATTCCAGTTTGCAAGAATGGCTTGCATTGTAGGGTCACCCGCTTTTGCAGCGTCTTGAACCTCAATTTTTGTTAATATACTTTTTGCTTTACCATCTTTAGTTTTAAAACCATCAAGCACTTTTTTAAATGCTGCAACTTTTTTAATTTTATTAATACCATCAACATTTATATCAACAGTTGTTCCGTACTTAGCCTTCATGTTTGAAAGAATATTAATTGCTTCTGTATTTTCTTTAATATTTACTTTATTGTCTGGATGAGAGATATACGCAACAGTTGTTTGTATTGTATTATCTGTTGCTCCACCCTTCATAAGCATTTGCATAACAACATTTGCTTCTGCTGTACTACCAGTAGCAGCAACAAGCAGTTCAAAGTCTGCAACAAATGTTCCACCTGATTCAGCAAGATCTGCTAATCTTATTGCAACAAGTGGATCAATAGACCCTGCTGCAAGATCTAGTTGAAGAACAGTTTTAAAACTACTGTCTTTCATTCCTTCAAGTCTTGTTACAGAATTATCAGCAAAAGTCTTCATAGCACTTGAAGAGTCTTTATATCTTTCTCCTACTGAAAGTTTTATTGCATCATTAAAGGCATCGCCTCCAACATTTGCTTTAGCAGCAACCAAAGAGTCTAGGTCTGCCTTGTTCTGAGCAGTAAGTAGTCCAAGATCCCTTGCTCTGTCTTTTTCAATTTGTGCTCTTTCTGCATCGGTTTTTGCCATTGCTAGTTTGATGTCGTACTGCTTATTAAGAGCATCTACAGCATTATTTCCACTCTCTACCGCAGAAATTGCCATCTGAACTGCTGCTGAATCAAGTTTTGCTTTTTCTTGTCCTGCTTTATTCCAGTCCCAAAGAAGTTTTGCACCAACTGCAATTGTGGCAACTGCTGCTGCCCAGCCAACTGGATTCCAGAAGTTTGTTGCTGCTGTGGCTGCAAGAACGCTTGCTGTTCCTGCTGTGGCTGCTGTGGCTGCTGCAGCACCTCCTGCAATTCCAATACCTAGTCCAACTCCTCCTGCAACAGCCCCTGTTTTTAATAGACTTCCAGCATCTTTACCAGGTTGCTTACCCCAAAGTTCCCCTCTAGAAGTATCTCCTGTTTTTTCAAGAGCATCTGTTGCACCCTTAACTGTTCTTGCTTGAATTTCTGCAATTATTTGTAATGGATTGTTTAATAAATCTTGTCCATTGGGGCCTAGTAGTTCTGACAGTTCTCCAGTAATTACTGCTGGTATTTCATAACTACCTAGTTGTTCTCCAAGTGCAGAAGCAATACTTCTTGCTTGATCCATACTCAATACACCTTGGCTTATTGCTGTTCCAAGTTGTAGTGCTATATTTTTTCCTATATCTGTTTGAGATGCTCCAGTTTTTGCTTGAACATTAATATCTTCTAAAAGTGCTTTTCCTGGACCAGAAGTTAAATAAGTTTGTCCAGACTTTCTTGTTTCTGCATCTACTCCCGAAGCCATGTCTGCTCTTCGTTTATTTGCAGACTCTGTAGCACTTACTGTTTTTGTTATTTTAGAAATTTCTATAAGTTTATCTGTTGTCATGGACATAGAGTTACCTAAAGCAACGCCTTCTTTTCTTGCATTGTCCATAGCCTTTCTATAAAGCCATATTGCTCCGATCACGGCTGTTAGTGCAACTCCAGCAGCAATCCAAGGATTCATAAGCATTGGAAGCATGCCTGCTACTGCTGAGGCTGCGAATAAGCCTGTTGTAACCTTTGCGTCTGCTCCTCCCATCATGGCACCCATTGCAACTGCGCCAATCGCTCCTGCTGCAGGGCCTGCTATCTTGCCAACTTTTTCTTGTCTTGCTGCTAAATTTAATTTGCGAGTTTGTTTATTCTCTGCCTTTTGCTTTCTTGCTGCTGCTTCTTCTTCACGCTGTTTAGTTAGTTCAGCACGACGCTCACGATCTGCCCTATTTTTTTCTTCATTGGCACGGATCTCTGCAGTTCTTGCTGCTTTTGCTTCTGCTGCTGCTTTGTCTTGTGCTGCTTTAAGACTTGCTGCTCTTGCTTTTTCTTGTAATTTTTCATGGTCACGAAGAGCCTGTGCTAACTGTGCTTCTGTTGCACCAGCCTTTTGTAGTGCAACTCTTTTTTCAATCCAGGTATCGCCCTTAGCCTTGGCTCGCATAGTTTGTCTTGGCATATCTTTCTTTGCAACAACTGAGGTTCCTGCTGGCTGATTAATAACTCTTGTATCATCTGCTGTTCCGCCAACTCTTTTTACCTTACCAGTTTTTGCTTTTCCAGAAGTTGCTTTTATTTCTTTTATTTTACCAGTTTTATTATCTCGAAGTCCTTCTCCAGGAGTAGCAAGAATAAATTCACCAGTTCTTTTGTTTAAACGTAAATCAATAAGTTGCTTATATTTTTTTATGTCATCGTAAAAAGTCTTGCCTTTTCCAGTTCTTTCATCTATAATAAACTTTGCTGCCTCGGCTGCATATTTTGTTTCTGGGTTGATCATTCCAGACAATCCTGGTGGTGCCTTTTTAGTTTCTAGAAGTGCATGGGCTTTTAATTCTAACTCTGCTGCTTTAGAAACCAGCATTGCTTCTTGTGCTGTAATTGGATGTCTTCCAGAAGCAAGGAATTTTGCAGCAGCGTTATACTCTCCATTTTTTGTGCCTAAAAGATTTCCATTTTTCTTATCCCAGGCTATTAAATTTGATGTTCTTTTTTCGGTTAAATAGTTGTTTACTGCACCTAAATCACCAAAAGCGTAACCCTTATTCCATTTCTCTGCAGCCCTTGCAATTGAACTTTGTCCCTTTTCTGCTTTTCCTGGTTCTACGTGTGCTGCTTCTATTTGAACAAGTCTTGCTATTTTTCCAGAATCTAAGTTTGGATACTTCTCTTGCATATAAGCCTTTAACTTAGAAACTTCTCCTTGTGCTCCAAGGGCTTTGTTCTTTGCCTCTGTCTCTGCTAATACTGCCTTATACTCTTTGTACCCTTCAATATTATTAGACTTGAATCCACCAGCAGCCTTTGTTGGTCCACCAATTGTTAAACGCTCTTTTAGTTTGCTCCAATTAGCAAACGATCTGTCTGATACTCTTTTACCCTTTTGAGAATCAACATCAAAAAGATATCTCATGCTTTGCTTTAGATGATCAGCAGTTGCGCCCTTTTCTCCTTTACGGCCAGTAAAGATTAGTCCATCTGGGCCTTGAACTGTTTGGGCTGCCAGGTTCTTAAGAAATAGGGGTTTCTTTTTTCTCCAGGCTTCTCTTGTTTTTTCTGTAATTTCTGGGCCACGAACAACGTCGTCCATATATCTTTCAAGGTCAACTACGTGTGGAGGCATAGCCTTTGCTTGTGTTGGGCCATCTGGAATAACTCCAGCCATGTGACCACTTACCCAGAAATCTTGATTAGCGTGTCCAGCCTGTCTTTGCTTTAACTGTTGCTCTTCAAACTTTTTAATAATCTCTGCTGCTGTTGCTTGTTTTGGTGTTGAAGGTTTGACTGCAGAATGAACTGCATGATATTGCGACCAGTCAACCTTAAGACCTTGTTCAAGTCTTTTAATCATTCCATTGTAGACAACTTTTTCGTCTTTATTTAATCCGAACCCCTTTACAGTTTGTCTTAGTTTTGGAAGAACTGTTTCAATCTCTGTTCGCATTGCAGTGTTATATTCTGCTGCGGACATACCCTTTGGAATTGGTAATGTTGATTCAGCAAAGAACCTTCTTGCCCCACCCTTTTCTCCCAACAGATTAATATTGGCCATCTTTTCCATTGAAAGCATATCTTTTGGTTTTGCATAATCTCTTCCAAGTTTCTGGGTGGCTGCCTGAAATACTCCCATGGTGCCAGCATCTGCAAGTTTATTTCCAGATAGATTACCTCCATGAAGGTCTCTATCTCCTCTTAGATTTGCTGCTACTAACTGTCTAAAATATTCTTCCTTGCTAAACTTGCCACCCATATTCTTTTCAGCAAATTTAGCATCAAATGGGGATTCAAGAACAATAATTTTTCTTTTTCCAGAAGGATCTAAGGGATCACGCATTGTTCTAATTGTTTGCATTGGTGCATCAAGGCCGTGTGCCTGTCTTGCTATCACCGTTGCTCTTTGTTCTGCAAGAGCAGCCTTTTCGTCTACCATTGGCTTTACAAATACTTTATCTCCATTTGGCTTTTGATACATACCGCCAATACCAGGAACTGGGAAACTTCTTCCAGATGAGTCTGCAATTTTTCTACCAAAGTCAGTTGGGGCCATTGATCCAAATCTACTATTTTTTGCTGCTTCTGCAACTTGCTTTAGTGTTAACTCTTGCTGCATTCTCTTTGTTACTGCATCAAAAGACTTTGGCATTCCTAAAAATAGTGGTTGAGAAGAAGATTGAGATTTTCTATATGCATCAATTTGTGGTTTAATCCAAGGATACTTGTCCAAGTTTCTTTGACGTTGTTCAGCACGTCTTGCATCTTGTGCTTTTCTAATTGATTCTAATTGAGGAGAAAGCGTTCTTGATACCTGTGCTCCCTTTGCTGCTGGCAACTTTCCAGCCATATGTCCTGGAACACTATCGGTAAATATTGCCTTAAGAAGTCCATGATGCTTTTCAGTTAACTTTGCTGGAATAACTGCTTCACCTGGAGCAAGCATTGCTGGTTGAATATCTCCAGCACCCTTTGGTCCTGGAACTGTTAGAACTCCGTCTTTATACTTTTTTACTTTTAGTCCAGCCTTGGCTGCCGTTGCTCCTGCTTTACCACCTGTAAATAGCCCAGGGCTTGATGCTGCAAGAGTTCTTGCTTGAGATGCTGCTGTCTGATAAGCCCTTCCAAGTGCTTCTACGGATGCTCTTTCTACTCCAAATACCTGAATAAGTTTTTGATGAGCACCGTGAAGTGCATTAGACTGTACTGTATTTTCAAGTTGATCTTGAGTTAAATAGTCAAACCCTGAACCAAGTAACTTAGTCTGCCCATTTAGTTTAGCAATTCCACCACGAAGCATTGCAAAGAATTTGATTACGTTTGCAACACCGTTAGCAAGCAAACCAAATGTCATAAGAACTACTGGTCCTATTCCGCCAAGTACTGCAAGCATAATGGTTACAAACTTCTTTGTTCCATCACTAAGATTATTGAACTTCTCCATTAACCCGCCAAAGAATTTAACTACTGGAGTAAGGGCTTCTAGGAATGCCTTTCCTAAAGGCATTATTTCTACTTTAAACTTTTCAATTGCTGCCTGGAATTTTACTCCGACTGCATCTTCAACTTTTCCTAATTCTCGCTCAGATAGGATTGCAAGATCTTGAACAGATGCTCCAGCAAGTGCTAATGTTCTACTTGCTTGAGATCCATCTGCTGTTATATTCTGAAATAAAGTTGATAGACGAGCAAACTGGAACTTACCGAACATCTGCTCAATTGCTCTTGCACGGTTAAGTGGATCAAGAGTATCAAGTGCTTGTGCAAAACCAATAACAGTATT